CATTTTGTCTAAAACGTTGCCGTTTACAGTTTTGAATCAGTTTTTACGGAATTAATTCAGTTCCGACGTGCCACCGATACGCAACAATGCCAATCGATTCCATTCATCCCCATATTTTCAAAGAACAGTACAAAGATACGATTTGTTTTTTAAATATCCAAATGTTCAATGTATTTATTGTTAAAGTAAATATAGATGAAAATACTAAAAGAGTCAAATCCCGATTGGTTATATATGCAACTACATATGTTTAAAAGGGGATTAATTGATGGTAAAGGTTTAAATGACGAGTTAATTTTTAATGTTAGAGATAATGGTATTATTAGTCTAAAATTTGAAAATGATGAACAATATTTTAGATTGTTTGACTTATCAGATGACGATATTTGGTTTTTAAATAATTTATATTCATCATATAGTAACTTGGAATTATTTGACAATTACAGAGCCGAGGAAGATTGGAGTCAAGGTTATGTGTTTCCTTATTTTGATAATGAGAATAAAGAATTAATGGAGGAAATTAAAAGATTAGTAGCTCCAAATCTAAACTTACAAGACGATAGTCAGGCGATAGAATTTTGTAGATTACTTAATGATTTGTTTAGTAAACGAGTTGATTATATTATAGGTGATTATGAAGTTGAGATGGACTCAGGAATGAAGAATTCTATGGAAAAGGAAATAAATAAGGAATTATGTGATATATTTTTAGAAAACGGTATTCACAACACCCAAGGTTGTTTTTACAAATATATGACAACGGTTGATAATTTAATTAAATTGTACGATAAGTACGGAGAAAAAAATAGTGACTTATTTACGTTATTAAAAAAAGTTGGTCACGATAAGTCAGTTGATGGTGATTATTGGAATAATATGTACGATTATATGGGTAGTAATGAATTTGATTCTACTTCATTTAATCGAAGTGTAAAATACCAATTAGAGTCTATTATATCCGATATGGAGGATGATGATAAGTTCGCTAATTTAGATGAGTATAAAAAAATAGTATCACTCATTGGTAAAAAATTTAAATATAATGTTTGGTATGGTAGACCAAAAGATGAAAATAAAATGATGTTCAAAGTTATAAGAGTAAATCCTGAAAACAATAAAATTGAAGTTGAGTATAAAGCAAAGGGTACTATGGATTTTAAGAAAGGGAATTACGATTTAGAACAATTTAATAATTTTTTATATCATCCAGAGTTGTTTGATTAAAATAAAATGCCTATCTTTGTGTCTAATAAACTAAAATTATGGCAAGAGATTTGCAGTTACTAAAGGAGGTCCTATCAGTACCTACCCACACATATCAAGAAGATTTAATGGTTCAATTTATTGTTGACTGGTTAAAGTCCAATAATATTGAACACTACGTTGACGAACATTTAAATGTTTATGCGATAAAACAAACAGGAGAACTTCCTGAAGACTTTGTTTTTCCTTGTGTTATTGCACACACCGATACGGTCCACGAATTAGACACTATCAATGTTAGAGAAGAAATGTTACCAAATACTGAGGGTGAATTAAAACTATCACTTAAAGCGTATAATGATAGTGGTAACCCAACAGGTATTGGAGGTGATGATAAGTGCGGAGTTTTTGCCTGTTTTGAACTTCTAAAAGAATTACCAAATCTTAAAGCGGCATTCTTTGTATCTGAGGAAACAGGTTGTCACGGTTCAAAAATGGCGGACCCAAGTTTCTTCACAAACGTAGGATATGCAATTCAGTTCGACGCACCTGAAAATTGGATGGTAACAGAAACTTGTTATGGTGCTAAATTATTTGATAGAGACAGTGAATTCTTTGAAAAATGTGATAAAGTAATCACTGAAGGTATGAGTAACCGAAAATATATGATACATCCATATACTGATGTTTACGCATTGAAAACTAAATTTGATTTCTCCTGTATTAATATTTCAATAGGGTATTACGATTATCATACTAAAAACGAATATGTGGTTGTGGAAGATACGTTTAACGGTATTGATGTTGGTAAACAAATGATTGAATTGTTAGGGTATCAAAAATACACTCACGAAAAACAAAAATCCTTATCGTTTAGATACTGGTAAAAAAATAACCCCTTCTTTTGGAGGGGTTTTTTAATGATTTATAAATTTGGTCATAAAAAAAAGGGGTATTAAACCCCTTTTTTATTTTTAAATTGGATGGTTACATTTTCACCATCTTCGGTTATTAGGACATACTTAACTTCTTCTTTAAGATTTCCTTTAAGAACTTCTTCAGAAATGAAGTCTTCCACTTTGTCTTGAATCGCTCTTTTTAAAGGACGAGCTCCATACATTTCATCAAATCCTACTTTAGAAATCATTTTAGAAATTGACTCATCAAAAGTGATATTATACTTCATATTATCTAAACGAACTTTTAACTTATCTAATTCAATTGCAACAATCTTATCAACATCGTTTTGTCCAAGACTATTGAATATGATGGTATCGTCAATACGATTTAAGAACTCAGGTGCAAAGAATTTCTTCAATTCTTTTTGTAGAGTTTGTTTTCTTAACTCTTCATTAACGAAGGCGTTGTTTGAATTTGAAAACCCAACACCATTACCAAAGTCCTGTAATTTTTTAACTCCCAAGTTTGATGTCATAATGATGATACAGTTTTTGAAGTTAATCTTACGACCTAATCCATCAGTCATATGACCATCATCTAACATTTGAAGTAAAGATGAGAAGATATCTTTGTTTGCTTTCTCAATCTCATCAAACAAGATTACAGAATAAGGTTTGTTTTTAACTTGTTCCGTTAATTGTCCGCCCTCATCATATCCTACATATCCTGGAGGTGCTCCAATTAAACGAGATACGGTGTGTTTCTCTTGGTACTCAGACATATCCACACGGATAAGGTTATCTTCACTACCAAACACTTCTCTTGCCAATTGTTTCGCCAAGTAAGTTTTACCAACACCAGTTGACCCTAAGAAAATAAATGAACCGATTGGGCGATTTGGGTCTTTAATTCCCAAACGATTTCTACGGATTGATTTTGCAATACGTTTAACCGCTTCAGGTTGACCAATAACCTTTTTGTTTAGATTAGAGTCTAAGTCAACTAACGCTTTGGTATCGTCAGCATTTAGTTTACTAACTGGGATTTTAGTCATATTTGAAACTACGTCATAGACTAAATCTAAACTAACTTCTTTCTTTTTGGTGATTAGACTATCCTCAAATTTCTTTTTCTCTTCCTCAAGTTTAGAAGTAATTTTTCGTTCTTTATCTCTAAGTTGAGCAGCCTCTTCGTACTTCTGACTTTTAACAACCTCAACCTTTTGATTTTTAATATCAAGAGCTTTCAATTTCAACTCTTCAATAATTTCAGGTAATTTAATATCGACCTGACTACGAGCCCCAACCTCATCTAAGATATCAATTGCCTTATCGGGGAATTCTCTATCTGTAATATATCTTTCAGCTAGATTAACACAAGTTTGAAGTACTTCATCACTAAAAGACACTTTATGGAAATTCTCATATCTATCTTTTAGGTTTTGTAGAATAACCAAAGTCTCTTCTTTAGTTGCCCCATCTACAATTACTTTTTGGAAACGACGCTCCAAAGCCCCATCCTTCTCAAAGTTTTTACGGTACTCGTCTAAAGTAGTTGCTCCAACACATTGGATTTCACCACGAGCAAGTGCAGGTTTAAAGATATTAGAAGCGTCTAATGAACCTGATGAGTTACCCGCACCTACAATGGTGTGAATTTCATCAATAAAAATGATAATATCAGGGTTAGCTTGTAATTCTTCAATTACAACTTTCATTCTTTCCTCAAATTGTCCTCGATATTTTGTACCAGCAACAATAGATGTCATATCTAAAGATAAGATTCTTTTATCCGCTAGATTCCTTGGACAATCACCCTCGTATATTTTCATAGCTAAACCTTCAACAATTGCGGTTTTACCACAACCTGGTTCCCCTATGATAATTGGGTTATTTTTCTTTCTACGAGAAAGAATTTGTGCGATACGCAAAATTTCTTTTTCTCTACCAACAACAGGGTCTAATTTACCTTGTTCCGCCAACTTAATCAAATCACGACTAAAATTGTCTAACGCGGGTGTTGATGAATCTGAGGTTCTTTTGTTTTCTTTTTGGTTTTCGTTATCCATTGACTCTATCATATATTCGTTATTTTATACAAAGATACTAAAATTATTCTAAAAATTCAACATTTGACAAATTGTCATATCAAAATATTTATGTATGACAAAAAGTCATATAAGGTATTTGACTTGTGACAATTTTTCTCTTATTGTTATTATGGAACAAATTTAGATAGAAATATTGAAAATAAAAAATAAATTAAACTAAAAAATTAAAAAATTATGTTTGGAAGAGATTTTAATGACTTTTTTAGAGACTTCGACAAAATGATGTCCCAATTTGACAATAAATTTAATTCAAGTTGGAAATCTAATTTAGATTTAAATAATTGGGATAAACAGGTTTATGAAAGTGAAGACGGCTCACTTAAAATTACAACTTTTAGTAAAAAGTTTAAACCTGAATCAAATGAAAAGAACGGTTTAACAAAATTGAAAAAACAATTAGAAGTTGCAATCGAGAATGAGGATTTTGAGTCGGCAGTTAAATTAAGAGACCAGATTAAAAGTTTTGAAAAAAATCAAGAAAAACTTGAGAAATTAGAATTAGAACTTAAGAAAATGATTGATGAACAAAATTTTGAAAAAGCAATCGAAATTAGAGACGAATTAAAAAAACTAAGGTCTTAAATTAAAACCCCCCTCGATTGGGGGTTTTTTGTTTTTAATATATTTATCAGTATGAGACCTTTTGAAAAATATATTAAACAACTAAATGCGGATAAAGAATTACAATCTATATACCGTAAACTCAGAGATTGTTTCAAAAGAGAAGGATGGTCAGAGGAGGATTTAGAAAAACCGCCATATTATCCAAATGATATAATGGCTTATTATCAACAATTTAGTCAAGAACATAATAGATTATTTAATGAGATTAGAATGTATTTTGATATTGACCATAACGAGTTTGTAGATTATCTTAAGAGAGAGATGAAGCAAATTGATGATGAAACTCCATTAAACAATCCTAATTAATACATTATGTCAATTAAAAGAGAAATTATTGAAGGTACTAAAATTATTAACGAGATAGACTCAAGTAATTTAGTAAGAGCCGAATACGACACAGAGACAAGTAAGTTAGTCGTAGAATTTAAAAACGGAACAAGATACGAATACGAAGACGTTCAACACAAAACTTACACCCAATTTAGAATGGCAGAATCACAAGGTAAGTTTTTCAATTCAAACATTTCAAAAACGCATAAATACAAAAAGGTTTAACAAAGTTAAATTTTTAGGTATTTATTGTTATGGAGTCTAATCAAAATATTTTAAAAAGTTTTTTATTACAGGATGAACTAAATCCTGCGATTTGGATTTTATCTGAAAAAGGTGATGAAACAATAAAACCTGAGATAAGAGAACAACTTTTAGAAATTGCTTACCAATTCATAGAATTTTTAGATGTCCCCTTATTTGTTAGCGATATTATTTTAACAGGTTCGTTAACTAACTATAATTGGTCTAAATATTCAGATTTTGACTTACACTTATTAGTAGATTATAAACAATTTCCTAAAGGTACCAAAGAGTTATACGAAAAATTATTTAATTTAAAAAAAATGTTATTTAATACAAGATTTAACATTAAAATAAAAAATTATGATGTTGAATTGTATGCTCAAGATGAGGATGAACCTAGACATAAAAGTGCTGGTGTATACTCTATATTGTTTGATGAGTGGTTAAATAAACCAAAAAAAGAAAACGTGGAAATTAATAAAGAAGAAATTACACAAAAATCTAATATGTGGATGAAAACAATTGATGACGTAATTGAAAACGCATCAGATGAAGATATAGATGATGCAAAAAAAATGGTTCGTAAATATAAAGACAAGATTAAAAAATTTAGACAATGTGGATTAGATAGAGGAGGGGAATACTCAACAGAAAACTTAGTTTTTAAAGTTCTTAGACGAAATGGTTATATTGAAAAATTGTTTGATTTTGAAAATGAATTACTAAATAAACGTTTATCTATGGAAAATAAGATAAACGACTAATGAAATAATAGGTATATTGATATATTTATAAAGAAAAAAATATTATAGTCAATACCCCTAACTTAAGTGAGACTAATAAATAAGAAAAAAATTAAATTAACAATACAATGGGAGATTTAAAACCACTAGGAAGTGAAAAACTTCAAGGAATGGATAAGATTCAAAGAATAATTGAATTATCTAAATTCAGAGAAAACGTTCCTTCATCAATTAATGAAACGTCCAAAGGTGAGTATAGTTTAACACTTGCTAACGGAAATGAATATCAAATAGTAAGAGAGAAATCAGGTTACATTATAAAACAAACCATTTCTGAATCTGAAACAGGATATATTGCACCTATTCAAGATAGAAAATACTTTAATTCATATTCTCAAGCTTTAAAAAGATTAAACTTAATGGCTAAAGAGATGAATGATTTACACGACAACAAAGAAGGTATTTCATTGTTTTCTGAACAAAAGAAATTCGTTTTGAAAACACCAAACGCTGAAAAAAAAAATACTAACCCTACCGAAGACGTAGAAAATGTACCCGCGCCACCTGCACCAGCAGCACCTGCGGCAACATTACCACCTCCACCACCACCTGCAGAAGGAGGAGATGTTCCACCACCACCAATGGATGATATGGATATGCCAGAACCACCAATGGATGATATGGATATGGAAGGCGGAGAAGAAGGTACCACAGAACCAATTGGAGATGACGATAAAGATGAAGTGGTTACTTTTAAATTAATCCAAAAACTTACAGGTAAATTAGGTCAAAAATTAAGAGCTCTTAATTCTGATGAAGAAAATCAAATGTCTTCAAAAGATATTAAGTATGTTATTAATTCAATTATTTCTGCGTTAGATTTAAACAATCTTGATGAGGATGATAGAGAAGATATTCTTAATAAATTTGAAGGTATTGAAGCGGACGAGGAAATGGATTCTGATGAATTCAGTGATGAAGAAGAATTTGGAAGTGAAGAAGAGGAAATCCCTGCAGATGAGGTTGAAGATGAAGAACCAATTGGATTTGGTGAAATTGGTGAAACTTGGAGTGACTTAGCTCAAGACATCGCTGATAAAACACTTATGAAAGGTATGACACCAGGTCAGTTTAGTGAAGAAGAAGATGAATTTAACCACGTAGGTAAAATTGCTGACTCTATCTTTATGGAAGCTAAGATTGAGAATGTTCTTATGAAGTATTTTAACGTTAACGAATCTGAAAAAAAATATAATGATGATTTATCGAAACAAAGAATCAAAGAACATAAAGAAAGAATCAGTAAACGTAATAGTGAAATAAAAAGATTGTCTGAGAATATTGAACAAGAAATTGCTTCAAGAAAATTTTTACAAGAAAAAAAATCAGCAACTTTAGTAGGTAAAACTAATAAGAAAAATTTAGTTTTTGAAATAAACAACAGACAATATAAAATCACACCTAAAGGTCAAATTTTATGATTCACTTAGTTTATGTAAATGGATTAGGTCCTAATTATAAAGGTGATAATATGTATGAATTTATTTTTTCTGACGATATTAAAAACGTTTGGGGAGAATCTTGGGACTCAAAACCATCTAACGGTTACCCAAAACCACCTGAACTTGAATTTATAAAGAAAGTTGGAGTACTGAAAAATACCTCGTTAGAATTTGAGCTAATTCAGAACTCCGATTTTTTTAGTTTTATGGATTCTATGGACGATGTTGTTTCATTGGCCTGGGAGAAAGAAAACGAAGACATTGATTTTACCACAACTAAAAGACTTGTTTTTAGATTTGGTGAATCAGAACAAGAAATTAAAGATAAATTATATGAACGAGATATCGTTCTTGAATTTGAAAAAAAAGTAGTATATGAAAACTAACAAATATGCGAATCTAGTTAAATTTGGTCTTAGCCAAAGAACGTTAATGACTTTAAGTGAGTCAGAGATTGATAAGTTACACAAAAATTTAGTTGAGGGTAAAAAAGAAACTTGTCCTAAGTGTGGAATGGAAAACTGTAAATGTAACCATTCAAAGAAAGAAACTAAGGAACAAGTAACTCAAACTACTAAACAAGTAAAAACAACTAAAATTCCAGCATCCGCGGCAAAAACAACAGGAGCGGTCGTAGATGGAGTTTCAATTAAACAAGATTCTTCAGGTAATATTTACGCTACTCAAAATGAGGGTGAAATGACAGAAAACAAAAAGAAGAAATCTAAAAAAGAATTTGAACCAAATCCTTGGGCTATTTGTCATAGTCAATTAGGGCCTAAGAAAACTCCTAAGTTTGAAAGATGTGTTCAAGCTATTAAAAAATCAATGAATGAAAATAAATTACCTTTTGATGTGATTTTAGAAAATAAAATCTTATCTTTGGTTGAAAAACATATCAAACCAAGAATGAAAAAAGGAGATTTAATTAATATGGTTGAAGAGAAAAAAATGAGTTTACCAATTGGTAAAATAATGTCTATGGGTAAAGTAAGTGAGGATACTAAAGAGGCTCCTGTTAAGACACCTGTTAAGACACCTTCAAAACCTGATAAAGACAGTCCGTACAAACCTAAGACTTCACCAGCACCTAAAGCTAAAAAAGAAACTAAGGAACAAACGGCACCATCTAAACCTGCACCAACAACAAAACCTGGTACTAAAACACCACCAAAACCAGATAAGGATAGTCCTTATAAACCAAAAACATCACCAGCACCAAAGGCTAAGAAATCTATGCCAAGTTGGATGTCATTCGACTCACTAGGAATTAAATTTAAGAAATAATGGCAAAATTAAAAAAAGATACTAAAGAAGCAATTGAATATTCAGGGTCTGAAAGAATGAATCCTGATTTAGAGAGAAAGCTTAAATTACAACAAACAACATTATCTAAGAACCCTGCTTTTCCTGATGTGGATAAAGATGGTACTCCCGATAATTTTGAAGAATTAGTGGCATCTAAAAGATTTAAAGATGTTGTTGAGAAAGTTAAGAGGTATACAGGAATGCAAGAGATTACTGGCCAAAACGCTTTTATGCAATTACAAAGAGCGTTAATGGGTGCGGTACAAAAAGTATTACAGATTGAATCTCAAAACAAAGATTATTTAGAAAAATTGGCGGTAAAGTTAGTTAAAGATGAAATGGGGATTACTGACCAATTTCAATTTGATGCTAAATTAGTACCTATGGGTGGTATTGACCAAAGTAGATTTCAGAAACAAGGTGAAGAACCTGAAGAAGAAGAAATTGAAGCTCAATTTGGTCAACAAGCGGAACAAGACCTTGAGGACTTTATGTCTGCAATGGAAAAATTTGATAGAGAAAAGGCTAAACGTAGATTTATTAATGCGTTAATACAAGGTTCATCTAAAAAAGGACATTATATGTTTGAATTAAGTAGAGAATCTTTAAATAAAATAAATCCTGATTTAGTAAGTTTATATGGTACGTTAATGTCAATTAATGACTTAATCTATTGGTTGATGCCAGATGAGTCGGTTATGATGATGGCGGGTAACGAACAAAGTATGGCGGGTAAAGAAGAAATTGATGACCAAACAGACCCACCTACAATTAAAGCAAGAGGTGTATTTTTTCCAGTATTACTTCACGAATTAATTAAAGGTGTTATGGAAGTTTTTGGTACTCACGGTTTACCTGATGACCCTAAATCACAACAAATGATTATGGGTAGTACAGATACCCTACCTAATGAAATTTGGGACTTAAGATTAGGACCTGTTATTTGGGAGAAATTTTTACAAGCATATCCTATAGAGTTATTTGATGACGATAAAAAACATATCCAACACTATCTATTTGCAAGATTTTCAGCGTTAGAAACCGAAGAGTTTTTTAACGTTGCTAAAAAAATATTATCGGGTAGTCCTGAAGGTCAAAAATTCATTAAAGATATGGTTAACGACATAGTATCTGATTTAAAGAAACGAGACTTAGAAGATTCTTTAGGTAGTTACGGTGATGATGACGATGACGATGATGATGACGGACTTGACGACTTCTTAGGTGGCTTGGGTATCTCAAGACCTAAGTAATGTATGTCATTTACAAAAGAACAATTAATATTAGAATACACTAAGTGCGTAAAGAATACTCCTTACGCACTTAAAACTTATTTACAAACCTACGATAATACTGTATCTCAGTATGTTCCATTAGAACTATTTCCAGACCAAGTATCTCTACTTGAGGATTACGAAAATTATAACGAAAACATTGCATTAAAATACCGACAAGCGGGTGTATCTACAGTAACCGCCGCTTGGGCATCAAAGAAGTTAGTTTTTGCGTCTAAGAAAAAACCTGAAAAAATTCTAATAATTGCCAATAAATTAGATACTGCGGTTGAGATGGCGAATAAAATTCGAGGGTTTACTGAACAGTGGCCTAACTGGACAGGAGTAGGGTTTTCATCAGAAAAAAATTCACAAAGACATTATAAATTAACTAACGGATGTGAAGTTAAAGCCGTTGCAACATCACGAGATGCCTTAAGGGGTTATACTCCTACAATTCTTGTATTTGATGAGGCCGCATATATTGAAGCGGACAGTGACTTTTGGGCTGCTTGTATGGCGTCCCTATCTACAGGGGGTAAAGTTATCGTTGTGTCAACTCCAAACGGGTATGACCCAATTTATTATGAAATATACGACCAAGCGTTAAGAGGTATGAATGAATTTAAAATATCTGAAATGTATTGGTTTAAAGACCCAAGATATACTAAAGATTTCCAATTATTAAAAGTTGAGGATTTAATACATTATTTTTTAAATCGAGAAGACTATTCTAACGTGGAGATGATTGATTACTCTAGTATAGACCCAAGACAAAGAGACTTTGATGAAATTAAAGAAAAAATGGCGGCGGGATTTAAACCAACTTCGTCTTGGTTTGAGGGTATGGTTAAAAAACTTAAATACGATAAACGTAAAGTATCTCAGGAGTTAGAATGTAACTTTTTAGGTTCAGGTGATAATGTATTTGATTCTAAACAATTACAAGACATACATCACAATATGTTGAGGGAACCCATCAATAAAATGATGGGGGGTGCTTTATGGATATGGAAAGAGCCAATACAGGGTCATAAATACATTATGGGTGTCGACGTATCAAGAGGTGACTCTGAGGATTTCACATCTATGATTATTATTGATTTTGACGAACGAGAACAAGTACTAGAATATATAGGGAAAATACCACCTGATGTCGCTGCGGAAATTGCGTATAAATGGGCGATGATGTATAATGCTTTTATTGTAATTGATATCACTGGTGGTATGGGTGTTTCTACCGCAAGAAAATTACAAGAAATGGGTTACAAAAACTTATATATTGATGGTGTTGAAATGGGGAATAAATGGAAGTATGACCCTAAAGCTTTAGATAAAATCCCTGGTATAAACTTTAACAATAAAAGAGTTCAAATTATATCTTCATTTGAAGAGTGTATGAGACACGGGTTTAGAATCTATAGTAATAGACTCTTTAACGAGATGAATACATTTATTTACATTAATGGTAGACCTGACCACCAAAAAGGACATCACGATGATTTAATTATGGCCATTGCTATGGCAACATATGTCGGTGAAAATTCGTTTAGTCAATTAACAAAAGTAACTGAACAAACTAAAGCAATGTTAAGTTCTTGGACTGTTAATAATAACGAAGAAGCAAGTAGAAATATTGCATTCAACCCTGTAATTCCAGCTGGAATGCCAAATCATCATAATTATAATAATGAGGCGACTAAAAATGATTATCAAAAATATTTATGGTTGTTCGGAGGTTCTCGAAGATAACCTTTATAATTTTTTTTGATTGATTAAATTTAAAATATGGAAAATAATAAAAATAACAATTTAACGGTTTGGCAAAGGTTATCACAGACCTTTGGTCCCAATTCATTATTGAATCAGGACTACCCAACTTTTAGATATGATAAGAAAGAATTACTTAAGACTACAAGTCAACAGGAATACGAAAAGGCTAAATTACAGGCACAACAAACCGTTTATTTAGCAAACCAATGGACTAAGATTGAGAATAATTTATACACACAGGGGGTTTACTTTGAACCAACAAGATTGGCATCATACTATGATTATGAATCTATGGAATATACCCCTGAAATATCGGCAGCTTTAGACATATATGCTGAAGAATCAACAACGGCAGACCAAAACGGTTACATATTACAAATCTATTCAGAATCAAAAAGAATTAAATCTGTATTAACAGATTTATTTAATAATAATTTAGATATCAATACCAATTTAGCGATGTGGACAAGAAACACTTGCAAATATGGTGATAATTTTGTTTACTTAAAATTAGACCCTGAAAAAGGTGTTGTTGGTTGTATGCAATTACCAAACATTGAAATTGAAAGGGTTGAAAGAGGAATGAAAGGTAAATCTAATTTAGACAATAATGAATCTGAACAAAAAGCCTTAAGATTTAGTTGGAAGAATAGGGATATGGAATTTAACACTTGGGAGATTGCCCATTTTAGGTTGTTAGGTGACGATAGAAAACTTCCTTACGGTACCTCTATGTTAGAAAAAGCAAGACGTATTTGGAAACAACTTTTATTATCTGAAGATGCGATGTTAATTTATCGTACATCACGTGCACCTGAGAGAAGAATCTTCAAGGTCTTCGTCGGTAATATGGATGATAAGGATGTTGAACCATATGTACAACGTGTTGCCAATAAATTTAAAAGAGACCAAGTTGTAGACAGTAAAACTGGTAATGTCGATATGAGATTTAATCAAATGGCGGTTGACCAAGATTACTTTATTCCTGTTCGTGATATGGCGGCGCCAGACCCAATCACAACATTACCTGGAGCTCAAAACCTTTCAGAAATTGCGGATATCGAATATATTCAGAAAAAATTAGTTACCGCATTAAGAATACCTAAAGCTTACTTAGGGTTTGAGGAATCTGTAGGGGACGGTAAAAATTTATCATTATTAGATATTCGTTTCGCAAGAACTATCAATAGAATACAAAAAAGTATGTTGCAAGAATTGAACAAAGTTGCAATTATACATTTATTCTTATTAGGATTTGAAGATGAGTTATCAAACTTTACATTAACATTAACTAATCCATCTACACAAGCGGATTTATTAAAGGTTGATGTTTGGAAAGAAAAAATATTATTATACAAGGACGCAGTTACCGCTATCGAAGGTATTGCACCTGTATCAGTATCTTGGGCTAAGAAACACGTACTTGGTTTCTCTGACGAGGAAATTAGACTTGATTTACAACAACAAAGACTTGAAAGAGCAGTTGGTAAAGAATTGACAGATACACCAACAGTTATCGTTAAAACGGGTATATTTGATACGGTAGATAAATTGTACGGTGGTGGTACTACAGGAACAACACAAAGTTCAGAAACTGGTGGGGACACAGGTGGTGAATCACCATCTTCATTAGGTGGTATGAGTGATATCGGAGGAGGAGAAGAACCACCAACAACTGAAGAACCAATAGGTGGTGAACCAGCTGGAATTACACCTGAATCTAAGAGAGAAAATCTTAACATTCTTCTTGAAAGTGATGACTTTTTAACTGAGGAAGAAGTGATAGATTTATCTAAAGGAAGAAACTCTTTAGGAGAAATGGGAGTTGCTTTGGATAAACTTCTAAATAGTTGATATTTATTAATAAAAATATTGATATGGAATTTGGACACTTAAAATCTAAAATAGAAACTAAATTAGTTGAGTCGTATAAAACTAATACGTTTAATAAGGAAATTAAAACATTTAGAAAGTTAGTTTTAGAAAACGAACTAATTAATATGGCTTATCATCTTTATGAGGAATTATCTAAAGAGAAAGGTTTTTCTAAAGATTTTGCCGACGACTTTTTATCGGAATGTGTTGACATATACCAAAGATTAAATATTACTGAAAAATCACTTTCTAAGTTGATTGATTGGACTAAAGATGTTACATCTGAAAATCAGTACAAAGATATTGATAGTGTAATGAATAAAAATACTTTTGTAATTGAGAACATTGTTACAAGTAGACAAAGTATTATTAATACTCTTATTTCTAAAAAAGAAATACAATCTGAAAGTATCAATATTCCTTTAGAAAAAATGGTTGAGGTTGCTAATTCAACAATTAAAAATTATTTAGAAAGTCTAAATGAATCTGACTTAGAACAGATTAAAAAATATTCTACATTATCTGAAGGAGAAGTGTCTAATAGATACGAAGTGTTAAGTGAATTAGTCATTGAAAAATTAGAAAAATTATCTAAAAATTCAGATAGTGAAACTAAAGTTAAAATTGATGAGACTATTTTAAAAATAAAAAATGACACTATTGATTCAGTGTCATTATTAAAGTTGAAGAATCTTAATGAGAGTCTTTAATTTTTTGTTTAAAAATAGCATTTTTCTTAATAGTCCTTTTTTGAACTGATTTTTTAACAAACTCTTTTCTCTCCCTTAAAATCTCATTTTGTTTGGTCTTAATAACTTTACTCTTTAAAGTTTTAAGAGCTTTCTCAATTGGAGTCTTTTGGTCTATCTTTACTATTAACATAATTACAAATATCTGCAAATATAAAAATATTTTGACTAATCACAAAATATTGTGTATTTTTTTACTAAACATAAACAGTATACAATATGAGAAAAAATGAAAAAAGGGAAAAGTGCAAAACTTTCGGGGTACCGAAATTACAAAGTTAATTATGGTACAGTAGATTCAAAAAACTTAAAATCAATTTACATAAACATTCAAACTTGGGCAGAGCCTAAAATTGAAATTGAATCTCCTAACAGGGTTGTCAATAACCTATCAAGGTCAATAAAACATTCGGTCCTTGAGTCAATAAATACGAATATTTTTGAAGACAAATTTATTGTTGATTTGGACCTGAGGTCAAGCGGAATCCAACTAAATAAAAAATCGTTTTTAAATTTAGAATGTTATCTATACCTAAAAGAACTCGATAACGATTTCAAATCATTAGAACTAAAAAACAGTATTAAATCAATATCTGATGAAATCATTAAAAGTAATTTTATTAAAAATGAAGAGTTTAATTTCACACTAACTAAAAAACAAACTTACAAGGTTTAAATATTATATCCATATTACGGTATATTTATTTAGAAAAGAAAAAATGAAAATATTAGGACCAAACGAAACAGGTAAAGGAATACTGATTGAATGGGATGCGGGATATGTGTCACCAAACGACAAATACAATTCGGAAATAATTAAAGAATCTAAAAACTTTTTAGATTATTCAAAACCGTTTGAATTCTATGCGGTTTTACAAAAATACAACACTCCGAATAGAAATGGTAGAGTCTATCCTGAAAGAATATTAAAAAGAGAAGCGGACAACTATAAGAAAGCAATTGCTAAAGGTACTGCATTATCAGAACTAAACCACCCTGAATCATCACTAATTGACTTAGATAGAGTATCTCACTCAATTACCGATATTTGGTGGGAAGGTAATATCTTAATGGGTAAAATTAAATTATTAACATCGCCAGGATTTCACGAAAGAGGTGTTATATCTTGTAAAGGGGATATGGCAGCAAATTACCTAAGACAAGGAGTTACTCTTGGTATATCATCAAGAGGAGTTGGTTCCTTAGCAAAAAAAGGTGAACAAAACGAAGTACAGGATGATTTTGAATTAATTTGTTTTGATTTAGTATCATCTCCATCCACACCAGGAGCTTATTTATTTTTAAATCCTGAAGATAGAACAAACTATGAAGAGAATTTAGACGAGGAAAAAAAGATGCAAATGGCAAGAGCAACAGGAATGAATGTTAATTCAGGAAACAAATCACTTGACTTAATGAAAAAATTATCCGATTATTTAGGAAAATAATTATTATGGACGAAAAATATTTTGTAGCAAAAATTCAGTACGATTTACCTGATGAGAATACAGGGAAAATCAAAAAAATCAGAGAGGAGAAATTGGTTAAAGGTTTTTCAGTAACAGATGTTGAGGCAAAAGTTACTAAGAGATACGAATCATTTAGCCAAGATTGGAGAATTACTTCAGTATCTGAAAGTAAAATTGATGAGGTTATCGAAGACTAATCAATTAATAAATTATTTAAAAGGAGGACAATAGTCCTCCTTTTTTCGTTTATGGAGATATTTATATTTGTTGTATTGTACACTTAAATCTGACGTTACTTTATAAAAAAATAAAAAAATAAACCCAATAATTTAAAAAATTTAATTTAACAATATCGTTAAGTTAATCTTTTTTGATATTTGGAAATATTTATATACAAATAAAATCAAAAATGGCAGAAAAACAAAATCTTGTAGAAGAGGCACTAATCCAAATGAAAAGTTTGGAAAATGTAGTTGCTGAAAATGCAAAAGGAATACTAGCTTCAACTATGAAGCAAGAAATCAGCGAATTAGTAAAAGAGTCTTTAAAGACTGAAGACGATTCTGACCTTGACGACACTACAATGGAGGTTGACGAACAATTAGATACCGACATTGAAGATATGGGAGACGAGGATTCAGATGATAACGAAATGGACGACGAAATGGAAGATGATTTAGAAGATATTGAAGGTATCGAAGATACTGACGATATGGACGATATGTCTTCTGATGACGAGTTCGATTTCACATCTATGGATATGGATGACGAAGAACCAATTGATTTAACAATGGCTTCTGACGAGGAAATTTTAAAAGTATTCAAAGCAATGGGTGAAGAAGATGGTATTATCGTTAAAAAAGACGGTGATATGATTGACTTAGAAGACACTAACGAAGACGTTGAATATAAAATTTCTTTAGGTGAAGAAGAAGAAGAGGTTGATGATATTGATTTAGAAATTGAAGAATCTGATGATGATTCTGAGATTATGTTTGAAATTGAAATGGATGACGAGATGGAAGATTTCGAAGAAATTTCTATGGATGATGAAGATGATGATGACGATTATGAAATCAATCTTGACGACCTAGAAGACTTAGGAAACTTTGACCTTGAAGAATCTGAAGAAGAAGAGTTCGAATTCACTGAGGGCTGGAACGAAAACGCTGATGTTGAAAAATCAGAAACAAAAGAAGGATTCAAACCAAAAGGTATGGGAATGGGTAAACCTAAATTCGAATACAAAGAAGGTAAGAAAATGGAAACCAAAGAAGGTTCTATGACTGTAAAACCAAAAGGTGTTGGAATGGGTAAAGCTAAATTCGAATACAAAGAAGGTAAAAAGATGGATATGAAAAAAACTGTTAAACAAGACGGTGAAACTTCAGAAGCATCAAGAACATTAGGTAATGGAAAAAGATGGGGTAGAAATGGTTTAGATAAACCAAAAGCTGCACCACGTCACTTAAAAGTTGAAAACGTTGAGAAAGAACTTACTACACTAAGAGAAAGAAACGAAGAGTATAGAAAAGCTTTAAATATTTTCAGAAGTAAGTTAAATGAAGTTGCAGTGTTTAATTCAAACTTAGCATACGCTACAAGATTATTCACAGAACATTCAACAACTAAAAATGAGAAAATCAACATTTTAAGAAGATTTGATTCCGTTGAATCTTTAAAAGAGTCTAAATCTCTTTATAAAACAATAAAAGACGAGTTATCTACTCAAGGAAGTGCAACAGTTGTAAAAGAATCTTTACAAGAAAAAATGGAAAGAACTCCATCTTCAGGTTCAGCAGCTAACTTGATTGAGTCTAAAACTTACGAAAATCCTCAATTCTTAAGAATGAAGGACTTGATGTCAAAAATGAACATCATAAAATAAAAATAAAATTTAAAAACAAATACTAAAATGGGTGCATTATTAGAAAGCGGTCTTGTTGGTAACATTGGTTTAAAACACCTTAAAGTTATTAAAGAAGACACAATCAACAAATGGGACAAATTAGGATTCTTAGAGGGTCTTAAAGGTCATTTAAAAGAAAACGTAGCTCAATTATATGAGAACCAAGCGTCTTTCTTAATCAACGAAGCTTCTGCGACAGATTCATCTGGTTCATTCGAAACAGTTGTATTCCCTATCGTTAGAAGAGTATTCTCTAAATTATTAGCGAATGACATCGTATCAGTACAAGCTATGAACTTACCAATCGGTAAATTGTTCTACTTCGTACCTAAAATCCAAGGTTATAACACAGGTACTACTACATCTGGTGACCACTACGCTCCAATCGGTTCTCCTGGAAACTATCCTGGAAATCCTGACGCAGGTTATCAAGGTACAGGTGCATATGCTAAAAACCTTTACGATTTATTCTATGAAGGTTCTGAACCTACATTAAATCCAGCAGGTTTATTCGACTACTCAAAAGGTAGATTTGAAGTTATCACTGCTAACACAACATTACAAGTTTGGTCTGACGGTAACTTAGTAAACGCAGTTGACGAATACGATGGTAAAAACGTTAGAAAAGTAATTATGAAATTATGTGGTTTCGCTAACGCAGGTGCTGGTAAATTAATCGGTCCTGATGGTAACGAAATGGATAACGAAGCATTCTTATCTGACTTACACATTATCGCAGGTCCAGGTTTAGAAGTAAGTACTGCTAGTACTTGTACTGTAGAAGATGCTACTTCTTTATCTTTCAGAGTTGTTACTCAACAATATGGTAAAGGTATCGTTCAATACGGTGAAAACACTAAAACTAACTTCCCAAGAACAAGTGGTAGTAACCCAGCAGGTAACGGTGGTTCATTCTATGACATCTGTGACGCTACAGGTTGTATCTACTTAGAAGTTGATTTACAGTGTCCAGTATGTGCTACTTGTGGTCAAGATTCTCTTGACGGTTACACAGGTACTACTATTGAAACTGCAGCTTCAGGTGACTCTTTCATCGGTGTATACAGAAGATATGAAGAACTTGAATTTGAAGATAAAATTGGTGAGGTTTCTTTCGACTTAGAATCAGTAACTGTTTCTGTAACTGAAAGAAAATTAAGAGCACAATGGTCTCCTGAGTTAGCTCAAGACGTTGCGGCTTTCCACAACATCGATGCTGAAGCTGAATTAACGGCTTTATTATCTGAACAAGTTGCAGCAGAAATCGACCGTGAAATTTTACGTGACTTACGTAAAGGTGCGGCTTGGACATTACGTTGGGATTACAACGGATGGAAGAGAGTTCCTCAAACTAACGCTTACACTCAGAAAGATTGGAACCAAACATTGATTACGGCAATCAACCAAATCTCAGCTCAAATCCACAAATCTACTTTAAGAGGTGGTGCTAACTGGATTGTTGTTTCTTCTGAAATCAGTGCAATCTTTGACGATTTAGAATACTTCCACGTATCTAACGCGGCTCCTGAGCAAGACCAATACAATATGGGTATTGAAAGAGTTGGTACATTAGCAGGTAGATACCAAGTTTACCGTGACCCTTACTTCCCACCAAACACTGTGTTAATGGGACACAAAGGAACGTCATTGTTAGACACTGGTTACATCTACGCTCCATACGTACCTCTACAATTAACTCCTACAATGTACAATCCATTCAACTTTACACCTATCAAAGGTATTATGACACGTTACGCTAAGAAAATGGTTAACAACCGTTTCTACGGACGTATCCAAGTTGATGGAGTTAGAACATTTGACTTAAACGAGTTAAGATAATCAATATCTTAATGATATCTAAAAGGGGACTATTATTAGTCCCCTTTTTTTATTTTATAGGTATTTATATAATATGAATAGACTACGTCAAATAATCAGAGAACAGTTATTGTTAGAGAAGAAGATAGGTAGCTTAATCACTAAGATTGAGGTAACCTATTCATTTGAACTTGATAGAAGTCCGCACGCATATGATAGAAGAACTAGAACTGATATAGAAGATTATAATACTAAAGAAATATCTAACGCCGAAATTAAATATATTATTGAACTTGGTCGTAAAAAAATTGCCGAATTAATCGCTATAGGTGACATTAAAAATAATGATTATTTTGTAATTAAATCTCCTGAAAAAGAAATCGCGATTGCAATCAAAGCCATTAATGAAGGTGGTGTTGGGTGGAAATTATTAATTGTTACAGTATTCCGAGAATCCTACGAAAACCCTTTTAGAGTTGGTGAAGACCAAATAGTTATTTGGGTATAAAAAAAGACGGAGGGTTGTATCTAAATCGTTCCTTCTCCGTCCTAATTGAGCTTCTTTCGACTCAACAACTATGATTGATTTATTTGTATCTAAATCGTTTCCCTCAATCACAATACAAATATACGGCGGATTATTTAATCTGCCAAAAGTATTTTAAAAATTTAAACTATTTATATAATAAATATTATTTGAATGTCTTGTAGAAGAAAATTATTAATAACCGAAGAAGAGAGAATAGGAATATTATCTTTATATGATATTGTTGAACAAGTAACTCCTGCTGGTAAAAATGAATATACTATGTCAGGACAATCATTTTTTGATGATGGGAAATATTCAGGGTTTTCTAAGAAAGATGAAAAAAAATTAAAGTCTGATTTAGAAGGAGCTGCAAATTTTTTAAGAAATAATAAAGGTAGAATTACTTACGTTAAAGTTATCGCTAGTGAATCTCAAGTAACAAATTATGATAGAGAAAAATACCCGTCAACAGGTAAGTCCGAAGATTTTACAGAAGAAAAATCTTTAAAACCTTTAGAGTTATCAAGATTAAGAGCCGAAACTATGAAAAATTATTTAAAACAATATTTTTCAAGTTTAAAATCTCAAAATGTTATTAGTGAAATGCCAATATTTGAACCATCAGAACTTATATTAGGTAATACTAAATATGTTAAGGGTCAAAGTAATAAGAATAATCCTGATTACGATAAAGAAAGATATGTTAAAGTAATTTTAGCTATTAAACCACCTGAGGAATGTATTATAGGACTAACTGTTGAGGTTATGTACAAAAAAGATAAATCTTCACAACCATCAATAGGTACTGATGGTAGACCATTTAGTTGTAGAGGGGACCACGATTGTGATGTTGCATTGTTTGATGTTAAATTAAATGGAGTTTCAATTGGTAAGGCAAATTTAAATAACGGAGAGAAAAATCCTCCAATTGGTGGTGATAGAACAAGTGGAAAATTAGTTGTGGATGATGCCAAAGCAAAGGCGATAATAGGTAATGAAAGTAAAGATATTGTAATTAGTTTACAATGTTTGTCCCCTTCAGATTGTCACTCCGATAGACCTGAAGTTAGAATAAGTAAAGGTAATACAGTTTTATTTCATCAGTGTACTCCCGCTATTGGTAGAGGTGTTACAGGTGATATTAAAATATTGGAATTGGATAATTGTGGTAATTTAAAGAAAAAAGGGGTTGATAGTGGTCAACCGACTAAAGTTGACAGTCCTTCAAATAAAAATTTACCAAAACTAACAGGTAACGTTAAAAAATTAGAAATGTTAAATCCTGAAAAAACCACTAATTTCTATATTGAAAATGGTATTATTAATAAAAAACCAGAGTCTGATGGAACATACATTGTATTAAAATACTTTAAACACACCCCAACAAATACTGAATGGTTTGCTGGGGATAAACTTAAAGTTATTCCAAAAACTGAAACGTCTACAATAGTCATCAAACCAATTATTGTTAATACAACTAACAACGATTCTGTTAAAGTTGCAACTGACAAATTTATTAATGGTGGGTTTTTTGGTAAAACTCCTAATACTGATGGTTCTTACACTTTATTAAAAGATGCTGGTTATAATGGAAAAATGTATAAAACAGGTCAACACATTATATTCCAAAAACCAACTACTTAATAGTATCTGGAACCACGGTCATAGTGTCTACGATAACAGGAACACTGTAAATCAAGTCTTTTTCTTGGTCTGACATTTTACCAAAACTTTCGTTCCAAGCCTTCTCCAACATTTTTTTGTGTTCTCTTTTAGAAACTTTTCGTCCGTCGGCAAGTTGGATTTGTGTAGCGCAAGAAGATAAGAAGATTACTGATAAGATTACTAATACTAAGTTTTTCATATTGTTTACGTTTAATTACAATACAAATATACAACTTTTTTTTTAAATAAAATTATTTATTTTGGAAAACTTTCCAAACAATCAATAACCATCTTACCTGTTTTATAATTAGTTGCTAGCGGAATGTCGTGGACATTACAAATTCTTAATAACATACTAACGTCTACTTGGTGTGGGTGTACTTCTAAAGGGTCTATAAAAAATATTACGGCATCAATCTTACCCTCAGTAATCATAGACGCAATTTGAGCATCTCCACCCATAGGACCACTTAAAACAGTATGGACTTTACTTAGCCCTGCGTGAATCAAATGTTTACCTGTAGTACCTGTGGCAATAACTTCAACATTTTCAGAGGTGAAAAAATCTAATCGTTTCATAATAAATGAAACCATATCAGCCTTTTTACCATCGTGGGCAATAACCGCAATCTTAATTCTATTCTTCAACAGGTGCATCTTCAATGACATTAGGTATTGATAATTTTCTAATTGCTTTAGATAAAACTTCAGATTCCTCTAATTCAAAAATGTTTTTAGAGTAAGCCGATTTTGAGGCTTGTATGACACAGTAAAGAGCTTGGTCAGGTGTCATATCAGTTACAAACTTTTCCAAGTCTTCAATATTGTAATATGCTATACTGTCAAAAAGAAACCCCATAGGTTCTTTTAAGTTTTCTTGAGTGTTTTCCATAAATCAAATATTTATAGATAATAATACAAATTTTTTTTATAAATGTATAGAGATAGACTTGAAGAAGATGTTAGAAATTGGTACTTTAAAAAACCAATAAATGAGGCTACCTCAGATTCTGCGGGAAGGGGTTCATATATTGCACCATTACGATTAGGTAAAAAAATATTTGATAAAAGTCAATTAAACCCTTTTAATGAGCCCGTTTCAAAATATTTTAGTCCTTTATTGGCGGTGGATAGTTATGATGGGACTATGGACGAACCTAAAAAGGTTATAAAAAAGATTGAAAAGAAAGCTAAACAGAGTTCTAATTATTCTAAAAATCATCCTATTCAAAATGACGATGATGGAGATATTATTAATCCGACACCTGGTAGAAACAAAAAAATTAACGAAATTAGTTCTACAGTAACTTCGGGACCTTACTCAGCCCCAATTGAAATAGGTTTAAAAAAATGGTCTGATAGTGAATTGGGTCCATTTAAAGAACATTCAAAACATAAAATAAATAAAAAAAGTAAGCAGAAAACATTGAAAAATAATATTAAAACAGTTATTGGTGTTTGGGAAAAAGATTCTAACGGAAGTTATGAACGAGATGTTCACGATGTACATACTGTAAGTGAGTGGGTTGAAATTACCGAAAATACAGTTGTTGAAGATTTAGGGGTTTGGTTTGGTACTAAGAAAAAACCAAAAGGTAGTAAACAACCTAAAGGTCCTTGGGTTAATATATGTAGAAAAGATAAAGATGGTAAACATCCTCCCTGTGGCAGACCTGACGCATCAAGTAAAGGATACCCAAAATGTAGAGCCGCGGGAGTTGCGGGTAAAATGAGTGACTCTCAAAAAAAATCAGCTTGTCAGCAAAAAAGAAGGGTAGAAAAAACACATAACAAATCAGGTACGGGTAATAAACCTAAAATGGTTAGTTATAAAACAAAAAAAGAGTCTTTCTCAAGACTCTTAAAAGATGTTATAACTGAAGTGATTAAGAATAAGTAATTATTTTCTAACCTCGTCTGAGATTGATTTCATATTTTCTAAAGTTCTCCTATCGTATTTAACTTCCATATTTTTTCTACGTAGCTCAACATTGCGGTAAAAATTTTCCCTTAGTTGTTCTATAGACCTTGATGGTAACCATATGTAATATGAAAATTTACCATTAGTAATTGTTAATGCCGAATCACCAAACCTAATAAAATAATGTTTCCACTCAATATAACATATTGAAGATATTGGGGCAATTAATAAAGTAGCATCGGGCTTAATCATCATCTTTCTGACGATATTAATTGATTCAATTTGAATATCGTCAAGTTTAGATTCACCACCATCAATTTTAATCGATAGTTTTTTAAAGAATCTACGTAGTCTGACCATAAATCTCATTCTACTTTTTTTAGTTAGTAAAAACATTTTCTTGTGTGTTAATTAATTATACAAATATATATAGAATTTTTAGATTAGACAAGGTTTTTTTTTGTTTTTAGGTATTGATATCGAAATATTTTCTTCCTATATTTTATCATATAAAACAAATATTATGAAAAAAATTAAAAACGGAGATACCGTTAGTGTGAACTACACTGGTAAATTGGAAGATGGTTCAGTGTTTGATTCATCATTAGTTGAAGGTAGAGAACCTTTAACGGTAAAATTAGGGGAAGGTCAATTAATTGCTGGTTTTGAAAAAGGATTAATTGATATGTCCGAAGGAGAAACTAAAACAATCGAACTTGAACATACTGAAGCTTACGGAGAACCAAGACCTGAAATGGTTATTGAAATACCAAGAAATCAAGTACCTGAAGATATTCAAGAAGGCCAAATGTTACAAGGTATGGGTCCTATGGGTCCAATTAACGTTAAGGTTATTGAAATCAAAGAAGAAACTGTGGTAATCGATGGAAATCATCCTTTAGCAGGTAAAAAATTGATTTTTGACTTAGAAGTTGTAAGTATTGAAGAATAAAAAAAACCCTCAGTAATGAGGGTTTTTTATTTTATTAACAATAAGGTGGTGAACATCGTTTTTTACCATCTAATCCTGGCATACTTCCTTTACAGACTTGTACCGCATATCCGTTAGCATAAGCCGAAGGATAAACTTTAAATTTAGATTTAGCGGCTGATTTACCTCTACTACATAATTTAGTACCTGCTTTTTTCTTACCTTCACCCATAACCAATTGGTCTTCTTTTGGTGCGGTACCTAATTCATCTCCCATTTTATGGAAACTCTTAGTTTCATTCATTAAGAAATCAAATACTTGGTCAATAGATTCTTTTGCGGTGGCAATATGGTCTTGAGCCCAATCGTGACCATTTTCTAAAATTTCACTAACTTGGTCGTGGTTTAAATCTAACAACAAACCCATTTGTCTTTGAATTTGTTCTAAGTTACTAAAGAACATATACCTTTCATCAGTTTGTTCTTTAACAACCTTCTCAATTATCTTTATTAATTCAGACTCTTTTAATTTAAAAACTTTTTTCATTTTATATTTTGTATTTTATTTTAACTGTTTAATCCATTAAACCCTCCTAATGTTACCATTTGAGTTTGTATTACAGTTTGACCATAACCGTTAGTATATGATGGATGAGGTACCTCAACTGTAACTGCGGTTTCAGTACTTCCATCGTCACATATCACACAAACAGTGTAGTCGTAAGTTCCTGCGGATATTGTCGGTATTTCAGTTTGGCAATTTTTACAATCATTAAAAGGACCGCCAACGTAAAAATAGTTAGTTTGACCTGTCGGAGTTAATTCGGTAAATACTGCACAAAATGGTGATTCAGACCCGTATTGTATTTCATAAAACTTACCTGTTAACGGTATTCCATATTCACGACAAAAATTAGTTGCCTCTATATCAATTTCTCTAGAAGTATCACAAGATATAAATCTAAAATTTAAAGAATCTGTTACTGCACTCAAGCATTCACAACAATCTGAAAAAGTATCTCCATTATAAAAAGAAAGTGGGGTTGGGGAATTACTTGTTACATCCCCAACTACTCCACATAACGGTTCTTCTCCAATAAAAAACCCTATAGTTTCTCCAAGAGTTAATGTACTCGCAGAAACAACATACTGAGTATTAGTTAAGCATTGATTTATATTATAATTTGGCATTTTATTTTTTAGTTATTTAATCCGTTTAATCCTCCTAATGTTACCATTTGAGTTTGTATTACAGTTTCACCTTTATCATTAGTATATGATGGATGAGGTACCTCAACTGAGATTGCAGTTTCAGTATCTCCACTACTACATATAGTACAAACTGTGTAATCGTAAGTTCCTGCTGATATTGACATAATTTTTATTTATAAATATTTCTTTTTTTATGTTTATTTTTTGTTGACTATCATAAATTTAATTGTTCTTTTATAAACGTCAGTTTCTCCACTAGTATTAACTTTTATATCAATATAATATTCATTAGGTATTTTATCGACAGTGTCAAAAATAAAATAATATTCATTAGGAGTTCTATTAATTTTAGTCCAGTCTTGAACTTGGACTTCTGTATTTCCTTCTCTTACATAAACTCGATAATAAGCATCTACATTTTGAAGTAAGTGTTTTGTTGTGTATGCCTTCTTAATTGACACACCAACTTTTCTTGATTCGGTATTTAATATTTTCTCATCTTGTTTAATACCATAAAAATCAAAACCAAATACTTCAGGTTCTTTAGATTGTGGACCTATTATCATTCTATTTTTATATGTCTGTAGAGTAAATTCGTTTTCTACATTAGGTAATGTCACACCGTTATAAACTACATTAGACCATACATCTGTGAATTGACAAGGAGTGTTATAACCACTCATAGGAGGTATTACAACTTCGTACACACCTTTTGTTCTTGGGCAGGTAGGTAGATTAGTCAATGACGGAATAGGGTCACCATTAGGGTCTAAGATTGAAACCGATGGATTAGAATCTAAATTAACTAAATCCCCATCAACGTAAGCAAATAAATAAAGTTTATTTATCGTTTTTTCTACAAACAGATTTCTATCATCTTGAACTAAATCATCATATGTTGTTAGTAAATAAGGTTCATAGAAAGTTTGGGTATGTCTTGTAAAGAAAGACACACTATAGTTAGATGTTAATCCCGTGATTAATTCAAAATCAGGTCTATACGCTATACCCCATCCTGTTACACCTGTAATTGTACCATCAATAATTCCATTAATTTCTGAACTCATATCAAAATTAATGTCTTCATTACCTTTATCAAAATGTTGAATATCAACAATATGTAAATCATTATAATTAACAAATGGTGATGTATTGGTATTTGAATACATACCAGGTTCAGACCATAAATTTAAATTATCGGTTTGGAACCAATTAGATGGTCTTGTCGAATATTCATTGTCAATTAATGGAGCACTACTAACTGATGTCCCAATACTTGTATTAACGGCTTTTCTAGTGTTATTATAATCATAACCAACACCCTCATCCCAAGTTTGTGGTAATGGATTACAAGATTGTGTAGTTGTTGTTGTAGTACCTGTTGTAGGTGAACAAGTCTCAGGAATTCTAAATAGAAGTAAATCAAAAGAACTTGCTCTTCTTCTTTGGTCTGAATTATAACTATTTAACAAATCTTCGTCAAAACGAATTGTGTTAGTCATAGTTAAAGTATGTGTCATATTATTAACACATTCGGTAGTAATTGTTCCGTTTAAGATTTTTTCAAATAGTTGTGATAAATCTAAATCAAATATAAATCTAGTATATCCATTTGGGGCGATAGTATCCACCGCAGACCCAAAATATAAATCAGTTATAGGATTTCTACCCGTATTAGATAGTGAATCACTAATAATCGTATTGTTTTTGCTAAAATATGACCTGTGAGTTGACATTTATTCTTTTTACTAATAAATATCAAAGAATTAGTTAATTCTGATATTCTGATTAAGAATAGTGTTAGATGCGTTTTGCATCTCGGTAAGAATTTTAATTGCTTGAGTACCATCAGTAGCCACAGGTACTGGAGGTACACCTGGAAATGGGTGAACGTGAGCCACTAAAAATTTAACAACTAAGTTTAAAAACTTCATAAGTTCTTCACCTCTAACTACAGGGTCTGTATTTGGTAAAACCTTCTCAACCAAAAATTTTTGGTCCATACCTCTCATAGTAGTACTATCTAAAATTATTTTACCCTTACTTGGTATTTTAGATTCGTGTGAAAGTATTAGTAATTTATCCGCACCTAATATGTTATACGTTGTTGAAGTTCCCTCGGTGTCGTAATTTTTAATAGTTTCCTTTCTAACAGTTGATTGTTGTCCTGTTTTATTTTTATAGAAAATTAAACCGTCACCTTGTTTGATTGATTTAAATTTAATTTTAGAATTAATTTCAGAAATGTTTTTATATTGTTGAGAACCATTATCACTTGTTAAACATTTTAATGTTAATGGAGATGGTCTAAAAAACAGTGGGAATTGATTACTAATTTCTTTTATTTCGTTTGGAGGTAAATTAATAACACCATCATTACATTGGGTAATAAAGTTATTAATGACATCAATTACATTTTGCATTGTTTGATTAGTGTATTGTACATAATAAACTAAGCTCTTGTCAGCAGCGTCAATAGGTGTATCTCTGTATATCTTATTTGTAGTATAACCTGTTTTTTGCGGTAGGTTGTATAAATAAACATCCAAAATAAATTGATTTGGATTTGCAGCATTATCGGGATTAACAATATTCCATTCTACTAAAGACTTAACAAATAAAACATCTTGTTCTAATCTTGCAGTCTCAGAAGTCCCCAAATCATTAATTCTGAAATTAAAATCTGAAAGTTGTATAAAACTTCTTGTTGATTTAACGTCAACATTAGTATTTGCATTTTTAGGTATTGTGGTAGTCTTACCAGCTCTTAAAATTATATCATTATCTTTAATGATTAAATCGCAAGTACCCCTACCTTGTAGACCAACATCTTCGGCCTCCATAAACGCACCTTCAGTTGGTGGGTGAGTATATCTTTTTTGTATAGATTTTGTTCTGTTATTTCTATTAACACCAGGAACGTTTTGAAGATTTCTAGGTTGTTTTAATCTATCTCTAGTTGCAAACCTTCTAGATGATTCATAATCTTCTTTATATAAAGTTAATGGTGATGTTAAAGTCCCTTGAACGTAATATTGTTCCGTATAGTTAGTTTCTACGTTAGGATATATTAAATTAACAGATTCTTTTATCTTTGGAGTAACTTTAACAAATAAAGGTATTAATGGTAAGAAAACAAACGGGTCAATAGAAGTCCATTTAAATTCAGGATTTAAATCTTTTCCATCATCAGCGATTGTTTTTTTATTGTCAATATATTCAGGTACACCTTTTAAAATTGCCTCATTGTTACTAGTGTCAAATTGAACCCTAACCCTATTAACCATAAGGGGGTCATTATTATCAATAACGTGACCTGTCCATAACCTTTTATTTTCGTAATTACTTGTCATTATTTTCTACTCTCTAATTCTTTTAAAACTTTATTATACACTAACTCAACAGTATCAATATGTTTTGTTAATTTAATAATTGCGGTTTTAGTTTGTTCAAAATCTGAATTTAGGAAATCTAAAGCGTATGCCAATTCTGAATTTGAACTTTCGTTTAAATTCTTAATTATATTGTTAACTTTTTCTCTTTCATCCATATTAAAATGCTTTACCAAATATATTACCTGCGGGTAGTGTTACCCCAGCAGGACTCACAGGTAATGGTTTAACAAAAACTTGTACCTTACCATTTTCAGTTCTTTCTTTTTCAACCCCTTTAATTTCCGCAACTTTAGCTTGTAAATATAAATTTGGACTACCATCAGGCATAGGTCCCGTTGGAATTCCTATTTTTTGTAACTCCTCAATAACATTAATTGACGCTCTTGTATTTGAAAATCCGTCTAATAATTCTGAAGCGGATAATAGGAATGAAGGAATTGCATTTCCAATACCACTTAAGTTCAGTAATGCTAAAATCTCATCAACAACACTTTTACATTTCCTCCAATCTTCTATAAATCTGGCAATAATTAAAATTAACTCAACTAATTTTAAGATTATTGCGTATTTTTTTAATATTTTTTCTTTTGCAATATCTGAAATTATCTGTCCAATTAATGTTTTAATATCTTCTTTGATAATATCAAAAAGAGTTTCAACAAATAATCCCCCAATTTTAGACATAACATTAATTACATACTTTTTAAAGGCTCTTATAAAATCACCTAAACTTTCTATGGTGTCTGCAATACTTTGTGAGATTGCTTTTGACATAATTAATAATGGTAAAATTATCTTGGGTGATAATAACGCCATCATAATTGCTTTAGGTAGGTTAGTTAAAAAACTTAAATCAACTGATAAGTTAATATCGAAAGAGTTAGGTAGTTTCCATCTATCATCATCAATCAAAGTGTCAGTCAAACTCATTGCCTGTTTTTCAATATCCTCAATCTTTGTTAAATCATTAAATTTAAGTAAACTATCCATAACCGCGGCAGTGTTTACAGGAAATTTTACATTTTCACAATCTTCAAATTCAACAACACCATTCTGTATGTTAGATATTAAATCATCCAAATATCTTAAATCAATATCTGTAAACTCAAAAAAACTTTCGTCAACACCATCTAATTCCGCAACTTTGGCATTACCACTAACATCAATTTCTTTTCTATTATCAAAACAAAGTCCTAAAATTCTTTGTAATAATAGTATGAATTTATTTTTTTCATCTAACTCCCCATAACCTAATTTAGCGTCAAATGAAACCGCACCACTAATTTGGTCCATTAGTTGTGCAAATAAATTATTGTTATCTACTAAATTAATTGCTTTGTAATAGTCACTTAAAAAACTACCAACAGTGTTACCTGTAGGTTTGTTAACTAAATCTATTTTATAGAAATCACCTGTGATACTATTATTATCTTGTTGTACATAAGTTATATCAAATAACTTTTGACCTGAACCTCCATTATATTGGGATGGCACGTTTAGATTTTGTAGTCTATCCCACATTTCTCTATTCATACTATATGGTTTAGTTCCTAAAACAGGTGGTGTTTTTTCATAAGCAACCGCCGCACTATCTTCGTTTGGGTCTCTTTTTAATAGATTCTGTAAATCAGTACTTTTAACTTTGATATATACTGTTGTTGCGGTAAAAGCTTGTTGTTGAGAACAACCTAAACTTTTAATACTTTCTTTCTCTAACATATCAGAGATTTTCGGTCCAATTCTAACGGCCGCTTCAATAAACTTTGTTTTAATGTATCTCATTGTTGAGCTACCTGAACCTTTATTGAATTGAACCATACTTAACATTTGGTCCATCTGAGTCTTAACTTGTCTCTGATATCTTTTTTTCTGTTCTTTCAGTTTCTCAACTGTAGTAGTGACGGACTCCTTATTTTTTTCTAAATTGTCTTTTAGGTCTTTTTTAATTTTTTGGGCATCCTGTTTTACTTCGAGATAGGTTCTATTCGCCTTCATTTTTTGCTCAACTGAACCGTAAGCACTATTTAAATCTACAGATGCTTCTCCCATATTATTTACCTAATTTATAAGAGTCGTCAGACCTCTCAACGTCTTTATTTATTAAACTTTCCATTAAATCATCACTTAAATCATCGATAGTAAAATCGGATTTTTCGTTTTGACTTTTTTCCCAAATAGATGATTGTAGTTTAGATAAAGTTAATTTTTTCTCAACACAGTCGTTGATTATTTTTTGTTGTTTTTCGATAACAGGTCCAATAAGGGTCATATCTTCAGGTTCCTTCATCATCGCCAACATTTTATTTTGGATTCTTAAAGCAGTATTTCTCTGCTCAACAATCTCATTGTATACTTCCTGTAAAATTGACAATACAGAATCTTTAGTAAATTTTACTTCTTTTTTCTTAGGTCTACTCATATCTATAAATACTTCAGTGTTTATTTTAAAATATTTCCTAAGATACTACCGTATAGTTTTTTATACTTCTTCATTGAATTTCTAATCTCTTTAGTAGATAGATTAGTCATTTCTCTTAACGATAGTAAAATTACATTCTTATTAAATTTATTGTTGTCGGCCCCCATAAAAATTGTTTCATAATTTTCAAAGAGTTCCATTAAAGCATATCCTAATTTTTTTTCATTGTCCGACAGAGATTCGGTATCAATGTACAATCTTAGTTCATCTATGAATTTCTCAATAATTGTAGTTGCTTCAATATAATCATTTTCAAGAGAGTATGAATATTTTACATTTTCCTCGATTGATGTTGATATATCTTCATAAGATATTTTTCTATTTAACTCTTTTTGGTCTTTAATAATTTGACCCATTAAATAGTTCTTACAAATAGTACCAAAGTAAGAGTATGCTTTCTTTTCTTTTGACGGTTTAAATTTTTCAATTTTAGTCATCAAAAAAGAATGAGTATCAGTATGGATTTCTTTAAAATCCATATCTTTTCTGTATAATTTATATCGTCTAATAATAGACGATATCATTTTATCCAAAGGGTCTCGTAAATATTGATTATAGATTTTGTTTCTTTCTTCCCAAGATGGTTCTAATAAAAACATTCTAACCGCAGCTTCTTCTTGTACATCAAAATAATTTGCTTGTTTTTGTTTCCTACCTCTTTTTTTTGAATCAATATTTTCCGTAGACGCACTTAACAATGTGTCTTCGCTTAGCATTAAATTTGTGGTTCATAGTTTAATGGTCTTTCGTCTTTAAAAAAATACTCTTTCTTTGCAGATTCAATCCAAAATTTAACCTCATTTTCGGACAAGATATCTGAACCGTATTTGTAGTTCCAAAATATTGAACCTTCTCTGAGATTAACGTGTTTATAACCTATCTTAGGTATTGTCATTATTCTTACAGAGTTGAATGTCAGTCTTAATAAAAATTCGTACACAAAAGTTAATTTAAAATTAGATTTAAGTCCTCCAAATTCAGTGATTGTTGATTTTTTAATAACCATACCTGAAGTTTGAAAGTTTTGAAAATCGTGTAGTGTTTCGTTAGTTAAAAATCCCATTTCTTGTGAGAAGTTTGATGCGAATGTTGCCTCGTTTGTAAAACCAGCAAATCCACCTTTAGCATCAACATCAACTACGATAGGAAGGAATGCGTTAACATCTTTATAGATTGAAGAATATTTCTCTACATTCTTAAACCAAATGTTTGAATACTCGTCATCAAATTCAAAGAAAGATACCCATTCTGATGATGCGTTCTCAACACCAAAATTAACTTGGTTTGAGAAGTTAGGTTCTTGTTCCCAAACTAATTTTTTAACATTTAAATCTCCAAAATCAAACTCGTTGATTTTTTTAGTTAAAAGTTCTTCGTTTGTATATACAATTACTAATTCGTTAACTTTAGTTTTTTGTTCTTTAATTGATGTTATAGCTTTAGCAAATAAATCCTCAAAATCTTTAGACGTTGCGGTTTTAATTGGTAATATTACTGATACGTTAAATGTGTTTTCCATATTATTCTGATTTTAATTTATTTAATTGTTCTGTGAATGATTTTTCTCTTGTTTCTAAATAATTGTTAAATAAAGAAACTAAGGTCGTCTCAAATTCAGTTTTATTAGATAAAGTTGCGACTGTTTCGTTAATTTTATCGTATAATTCTGGTTTAATGTTATCCTCCAACCAATTTTGAATAAAGTCTGCGGTATAATCAGTTAATTTAGTTTCCTCACTAATCCATAATCCGTTGTCTTCATTCATCCAATGAGGGAATAAAGAAGGTATTGTTCCAATAACAGGAACTCCACAAGTCATTGATTCTAATGGAAAAGTTCCAAAACCACTGGTGTCGTCTATCCAAACACTTAAGAAACAATCTTTTAAGAAACTTGAGAAGTCTTCTTCACTTAAACCTCTCATATCTCTAAAAGTAATCCATCTATATTGAGGGAATTTAAGATAAAAAGTTTTAATAAAGTTTAATGTTTTTCTTTGGTCTCTTGAATGAACTGCCACAATAGGTTTTTGAGGATATTCTGATTTAACAAATCTTTCAGAGATGTATGGTTTTAAGATGTCAATTGACACATTTTTCATAACACCTGAGATATAATCTTTTTGGAATTCTGAAGTTGTGATACACTTGTAAAATCCATAGTTAGCCCAACCAAACCCTGGTTGTAAAGTTTCCATCATATGGTCATAAGCCTGACAAAGTACAATTTTAGCACAAGGTAAATCTTTAATTTGTTCCATAATGAAACCAAAAATTTCAGGGATGACAATAAAGTCTTCAGGTGAAATCTCTAAATTTTGACCTTCAATTGGTTTATGAGGTAATTCCATATACTCCTCACCCAACCATTCTTTAACACCAATGTATTCGGGTTTTTCGTGAAGCATAATAGGATTAAATCCTTGATTTTTTAATGACATACCCATTTGGTACATATATCGTACACCAGCTTTAGGGTTACCTTTTGTATCCTGTACAAATAGATAAATTCGACATTTTTTATCTTTTAAGTTTTCGATTGATTTCTCTAGTTTTAATATTCTGTTATCTTCCATAATTAAAATGATTTTAATAGTTTTTTACTTAATAGTGTGTTAAAGGCCAATTTAAATGGTATTGAAAGTCCTGAACCCTTTTGTCCTAAGGCTTCATCAACTTCTTCATTACCATCCATTAATACTTCTAACATTAATTTAATTGTTTCGTATTTTACAATACTGATATGATTATCACTTGTTTCCCCCGTAGTTGGGTTTGATTTAATCTGAATGAAATTATCTATTTCGTCCAAATCTAAAAAATAGTGTTCATTCATTATTTTAAACATCATTGTGTCCATATTTGTTTTAGTTTATCATTTAAGTCTTTAAGTGTTGTAATTTCATATTCACTTTCAATATCTTTGTTATATTCTGTAACATATTTTACAACAATTTTATTCTTCGGATGTTCTAATAATAAGGTAGGGTTAGACGTAAGTAAAATGTCTATTTCATCCCACATTGAATTTATTGTAGTATTACTATAAAATTTTACTTTTTCTGTTAAACATCCAAATTTAGATAAGAAAAATAATGAAGCTGGTTTTGATTTACCAATTTCATCTGAAACAATAACAATGTCGTGTTCAGTTCTATTATCTACGTAAAATTCATTAAAGTCGTTAAAAGTCATTGTTTCTGTCGAACCTGCGTGACCAAATATTTCCATAGGAAATTCTTCATATAAGAAAGAAAAAAACTCCTCATCGTTTTCAAATTTAAAATGGTCTCTTAAATTTAAACTAGTTACGGGTAAAATCATTTCATATTTAAATGTATTTTCTTCTTCAATACCCTCAGTTTTGTCAATAAGGTATTTCTGATAAACTAACTCTAGTTTACCTATTGTATTTCTCAATACACCATTTATTTCAATACCAATTCTCATAAATTTGTTTTTTCTAATAAGAGTATTATTACTCTTCGTATCTTTTTAAGATTCTACTAATTAATGGGTTTCTCACTACATCCTCAGGTTTAAATTCAAAAGTACCAATATCGTCTACATTTTGAAATTTCTTAAGAGCGTCCCATAATCCTGTTTGTGTTTTATCTTTATGTCTATCAAACTGTTCTAAATCTCCCGATAAGAAAAACTTAGAATTAAACCCAATACGGGTTAATAAAAGTTTCATTTGACTTGGTGTTGAGTTTTGAGCTTCTTCAAAAATTAAAATTGAATTGTCAATGTTCATACCTCTCATATAAGCTAAGGCAAACACCTCAATAGCTTCAATCTCTTTTAATTTTTCTCTTGTCTCTTTTCCGATTATCTTGTTTAATAGATAGTAAGATGGGAAAATGTAAGGGTCCAATTTCTCCTCAACATTACCTGGTAAAGAACCAAGTTTTTCTTCCGCTTCAACTGCGGGTCTAACAATAATAATTTTTTCGTAAGGAGTTGTTGGGTCGGATAATAAGTCAACCGCAGCTTTCATAGAGATATAACTCTTACCAACACCTGCAGGTCCTGAACAAATGGTAATTTGATTTTTAGTTAAAATATCATAATACTTTCTTTGACTTTCAGATAAGAACTTTTCTTTGGTTTTTTTCTTTATTATTTGTGAAATAAGTTCTTTTTTAGATAGTGTCGGTTTATACTCATTTTCTTTTTGTGGTTGAGTCGTTACTTTTTTTCTTCTCTCAGTCATATTTGTTTTTTTATATAATTGTAATGTTTTTAATTGAGATATAAATAGAGGATTAAATACTCGTTAATTTATTTCTCATTTTAAACTCCTTTAAGATATGGAAGTAATTTTTTTATATTTTGAGTAATATATGGAAATAATCTTTCACGATAGTCAGTAAGTAATTCTGATATTTTACTACTATTATCATTTCTTGTTTGAGACTCATAATGATATGCGACAGATTTACCCGATACGTAGTTTTTTAAGTTATAAGAAATACATTGAAAATTCAATTCCACATCTTCAAAACAATTAATATAATTTTCATTAAACATACCACACTTTGTAAATATGTTTTTTCTAATCATCATTAATGCTGCGGTATTACCAATTGTTTCAGTAGTGTCTCGATTAAAATTATAATAACCTTTAAGACCTAAATGTGAAATCTGTATTTGTTTTTCTTTATCTAAAAATAGAACAATTCCATTATGTTGAATTGTATTATCTTCGTAATGTAATCTAGCACCTACGGTACCTACATTTGATTTTTGTTTAAAGATAGACAACATTTCATATATAACATTATTTAATAATTTAATATCGTTATTACAGAATAATAAAAAATCAAAATTATTATCTATGTGATTTTTAACAACATCATTGTTAATTTTAGCGAAATTATAATAATCATATTCTATTAAATTAACATTCCCTAATGTTAAAATATTATTTTTAATCCATTCTTTTTCTTCTAAAGTTGACCCTGTATCGGCAATAAACACTTCAAAATTATTAGGGTTACAATGCTCATAAAAAGAATTAATACAATTAAATAACATATCAACCTTACCCTTGGTTGGGATTATCACCGCAACCTTACCAATATTTTTTAATTCTTTTTCTTTAATTTCTTCAACTAATGGGGACTTAGGTTTTAAATCTAATGGTAGTTTATCTCCCCATTTCTCAACAAATCTTTCTCTACTATCCCAAAACTCTTGATTTGGTTGCCCTACAGATTCGTGAGTTATTTCAAATGAAGTTGTAACCCCAATCTTAACTCCTGACAAATAATTTGGAACACAGAATAGATGGTCGTAGAAGTGGAATTTACCAATAGATTCGTCAAAGTTATGTTTGATTTTATTTTTATCAAACGATATGAATAGTCCGTCAAGTGTTACTACGGGTATTAAATCGGGCATCTTTGTCGAATAACGGCTTAACCATTTTTTTTGACCTGGTGGATGGTGATAAACTTGTCCAACCATTGTTTGACCCATTTTTTCCCAATAGATTCCTGACTCAGGAAAATAACAAGAACCTGCTTTACCAATTATACCATAATCGGGATTATTTGAAAATTCGGATAATAATTTTTTACCCCAATTTTTATCAAGTTTAATATCATTATGACAACAAACTATAATATTGTGAATTGATTGGGTTATTCCACTGTTATAAACTTCAGATAGAGAATATTCATTATGATTAACAAACTCTAATATTTGAACATCTTTAAGACCTACGGTATGTAATAAATGTTCTTTAAATTTTTTATTGTATTCCGCATCTTTATGCGTCGAGTATATAATTGTTAACATAAATTATAATAATTTTTTTAAATCTTTTGACGGTATTTGTTTATAAAATTCTAACAAATTTGATTCGTGTTCAGTATAATGGATAGACCATTTCTTTTTCATATTTAAGGTTGACAATCTATTTGCAAACAATCTGTATCTATTTACGGTATATTCCGCACCTAAAAATTTATAATGTAACATATTATAATTGTTACCGTTATAATTAATAATTCCTTTTGGTTTTGCGGTGTGACAACCTGGCCTATAGTTTATTTCAGATATTTTTGACTTATTAAATAATAATATTTTATCATATATATTATCGGCATAACCGTAACAAATTTCATTTAAATTAATAGTATCACCAGTGTTTACCATATTATAACCTGTGAATTTAAACAAAGTAGTACCGTTTTTATGCTCATTAACTAGTTCTTCTTGGGTTATATCAATTAGTTCATCACAGTCACAAACAACAACCCAATCCGTTTCAGAATTTTTCCAACACGTGTCTTTTAATTTAATCAAAGTTTGTTCATCAAATTTATCGTAAGAATTGTAATTTGAAATTTCACAACCATAACCTTCAGCAATTGCGACTGTATTGTCTGTTGAATAATTGTCATAAATCTTTATAATACAATTTGGAAATTTTTTTCTGTAATGTTCAATGCAGAAACCAATCATAACTTCTTCATTATATGTTATAATATGTACTGTTACCATATTTAACTTTTAATTTTAAACCAAGACCCGTCCACAAATGTTTTATCAGGAGAACCCAAAAACTCGTCAACGGCAACTTTAACACCTGCAATATGAGGATGACTATTAATAAACGATTGATTAGTATAATAATCGTGACCAGAAATAACTTTTTTAGTTAATGGTAACCAATGTAGTATATCTTCCTTAACGCATTCATATTTATGACAGGCGTCAATATAGACTAAATCACACTCAATTTTTTCACTTGTAGATAGACTTTTTATTTTTGTAATATTATTAGATAGTTTTAGTCTTAGGTCAAATTGAGATTCAACCTGGTTATAATTTTGATTACTACAACTATCTAAATTATCAAATCCGCCTTCCCAAGTATCGATACAGTAAATTTTTGCGTTTGGGAATTCTTCTGAAAATATTAAACTACTTTCTCCCATATAAGAACCAAGCTCAACAATAACAGGTGATTCCCCTATGACTTGTTTTATTTCGTTACAAAACTCTCTAAATCCCTTTTCAAAATGAGTACCTTTAGGTCTCATTGTATATATTAAATTATCCATAATTAAATTCCTGTGGAACCAAATCCGTTTTCTCCTCTATCTTTATTTTCAACTGAGTCAACCTCAATTAAATCTACCCACTCACCATTAATAACGGGACACAATACCGCTTGTCCTACTTTCATCCCTTTAGTGATTTTAAATGGTTCTTTTGTCGTGTTAAATATGATAACCTTAACCTCTCCATTATATCCTGAATCTACAGTACCTGGAGTATTTAACACGGTAAGTCCTTGATTGATTGCCAAACCACTTTTAGGTCTTACTTGTATTTCAGTACCTGTTGGTATATTAAACTTCAAACCTGTAGGGACTAAAGCTCTACCAAACGCCTCAACAATAATTTCTTCTGTTGAATGAAGGTCAAAACCTGAGTCAGAAGGGTAATTATATTTAGGTTTAACGGTATCGTAAGATAATGTTTCATATCTTAACTCTTTTTTTGGTTTGTAATCTTGAAACTCTTTTTCAAGGGAATCTAAATCAACCCCCATTCCTTTTAACATTTCTTTAAGTTCTTGTTCGTCATCTCCGAACATATCTTCAATATTTTGGATATCTAACATATTATTTTAAATTTTTAAGTTTTTTAATTGCGTCTATTAATACGTCAACATCTCTTTCACAGTATTCTGAAATTTCATTTAACATATTTTTATTCCAATAAGCGTCGTGTACTTTAGACCCTGTAACTTCTCCTTCTTTTGGAGATGGAATATCCATACAAGCACACATTAAATCTAATGAACCTATGGCGGTGTAAGCTCCGTACTGCCAAATTTCTTTAGTATCAATAGCTTTGATTTCCCAAGGTTTAGTGTCGTATGAAGGTAAGATTGACGGTGGTAATAATCCATTGATAATCATACGTTTTGCCAACATAGGAATGTCAAAATTCTTAAGATTATGTCCGCATAGATGGAAATCTAATTTACCACATCTATCTAATAATTTTTGAACTCCTGATAATAATTCTTGTTCATTGTCACCTGAAAATGTTTGTCTTTTTATTTCTCCGTTATCCATAACAAATGCTACGCTAACACAAATAATTTTGGCAAACTCAGGAACAAGTGCGGTTCTCTTTGCGAATATCTCATCTAAAGATAATTGAGAATCTTCAGGAAATCTTTTTTGAAACCAATCGATGTATTTAATAAATTGTTCAGCGACTTTAGGGTTACTCGTTTTACAAGATTCATAATCTTTACAACCACCAACAGTTTCAATGTCTAAAAATAAAATTTTAGTAATAGGTATTTTTATCATATTATTTAATTAAGGATTTGTACCACTCAGCTCTTGTTTTTGTGACATTATTTAAATCGTAAGTATCTTTAACTGTTTCGTATAAACTTTCCCCTAAATCTGTAACTAAATTAGGGTTATTCATTAATCTTTTAATGTTTTTATACCAATCACTATGATTTCTATTTTCACTAACTAAAAATGCGTTACCACCTTTAGTATATTGTCCATCTTTATATGCGTGTTTTAAATCGATAGTATATGGACCAATTTCAGATGCGATTAACGCTTTCTTATAAAACCCTGCCTCAATAACTTTAAGTTGAGATTTCATTCTATTGAAAATGTGATTTTTAATTGGTGCCAAAGATACATCAAATTTTGAATAATTTTTAGCGTAAGATGTAACAGGTCGTGTCCAAACTCTCAAATAAGGTTGGTCAATTTCATTAGGATAAACCTCTTCTTTATATTTGTTTAAGAATTTTAAATAATCATCAGACACTCCGTAATAATTACTTGTCATAATTTTTTCGTATTTAACCCAAACAGTTTCTTCAGGTCTAATAGGTCTCTGAGTTTGTTCTCCTGTATTCTTATTAATTTCTGTTACCGTTCCTCTAGTGTCAAATCCGCAAAGAACAAATTGAGTATTATTTCTATCTGAACCAAGTTTACTTAAGGAACCATCAATTAACATTAAGTCGTGTAAGTGAGAAGAACCTCCTAACCAACCAATTCTAAGTCTATCACTTTCTAATGTTGGTTCACAAAATTGGGGTTCACTTGGGTCAATTGCGTTAGGGAACACCACAACATTTTTATTAATCTTTTTAATTTCGTTAGCAAATAGATTAGTAGTTGTAGTTACGTATTCCGCCTCTTTTAGATTTTTAACAATCTTTTCATTTAGTTTATGTTGTTGAATTAAATGATAGATTGGATGTTCTTGGGTGGGCATCCAATAGTCATCAATATCACCAATTGTGATGATACCTTGACTCTTTAACCATTTTAAAATTTGTGGAGTCGCTTCGTAGTTTTGACCAATATTTCTATGGAAATGAACTATTTGGTATTTCTTCCAATAGTTAGGGTCATTTAATTTTGGCTCGTAATCAATATCTACGTGAAAATCTTCAGGATATAATTTTTGTAAAAAGATGTGAGGGTCTACAGACCTAAATTTACCAACACCCGTTTTATCTGATGGTAAGACTAGTACATTAATTTTTGTCATTCTAATATTGTTTGATATAAGAATAACAAAAAAATACGAAGAAAGAAAGTTTTATTTTAGTTTTTTGACCTTAGATATTTTACCCTCAAATAAATGTTGACCAACTTTAATAACCATAATATCATTGGTTTTTGAAGTCGATTCGACTATTAGACCATTTTCTTTTAACACCTCTTCAACTACTTCTTTCATCATTTTTCTTAAATTAGAGTCTTCAGTAATTGGTTTAGATTGTCTTTGTGGTTGTTGTTGTGGTTTTGAATTACCCATAAGTTTTGTTGCTTTCTCAACTAACTCGTCAGATAATACTGAACCACCACCACCCATTAATGGGTTTTTAGATTCGATTGGGTTTTCAATCATTAATCTTTTAATCTCGTCAGGTAATTTAGAATTAAGAATTCTATCTTTAGATGGAATTTCCATATTCATAGGTTTCACCTGTTGAGTTTCCTGTAACATATCTTGAGGTATGTTATATTTGGCTTCAGGGGCGGAGTAATCATTTAGTTCGGGGTGATTTATAGACGGTATGTTTCCTTGTGGAACGCTTCCTCTGTTAATCCCATTATGTTTATCCATAATGGCTTTAGATATTGCTAATTTAGACATTAAATCACTCATATTATGCTACGTTTTGTTCTGGTGGATTATTAAATTTTGCGTTGATAATAACACTTGCCATTGTTTTATCTCCTGTAAAATTATAACCAGGTCTTGGCTGATTGTAAATTTCTCCTGTAGGTTTTAAAGATAAAATTTTATCAAGTCGGAATAATCTCCAACCAGGTAATGGTTGTTCTCCTTTATACGCGGTATGTGAAGAACCTTCGTCATCCCAAGCTCTTAAAACTTTATTTCCCGCTTTACTAACACCAAGACAAACAGGTTCAATCTGACGCAACCCTCTACCACCAGGTTCATCACCATCATAGTATATAATACAGATTTTTCTATTTTTGATAGAATCTGTAATATCTTCGATAGTAGCCGCTTCAGATATTATTGTTTTTATGGTGTTAATTAATTTCATTAAAAATCAGGATATGTTTTACTTGCGTTAAATTTGTTGATTTTTATTTCATTTTTTCTTTCAATATTATCCACACTACTACCTGCGATAGTATTATAAACGTCTAAATCACCACCAGTACCTTTACCCAATTCGTCACCTGTTGCTAATGCGTCAGGATTAACTGAAGAGTATTTATTCGATGTGTTGTAGTCGTTTCTTGGGAATAATTTTTTTCTTTCTTGTTCAGCAACTGCAGATAGAGTATTGTTTTCTGTTTGTGCTAAATCTATTGGTTCTTGTTGTGCCATAGTTATATTATTTTAGAAATTAATTCGTTTATTCTTTTTAAATTTTCCGTAATTCTTTGTTCATCCGTCATATGTTTTCTATGACTTTTTGATGGTCGGTTCATATTTTTTAAACTATCAATTCCATCATTAGGTGATTTATTATAAGAATTCGGCAATACATCAGACTTCGCTTGTTTAGATATCTCTACACCGCTTCTATCTGAGGTTAATGTGTTGTTAATCCAATTTAAGAATGTATCACCACCCAATTGAGGTTTTTCACCATTCTCCATTCTATGTTTTATTTTTTTAAGTAAAGAATATGAAATACCATTTTCAGGAGACTTTAAAAGGTTATCAATAGTCTCTTCCCCTGAATGATTATTTAAGTGATTCAAAATAGTTTCAGGAATTTCATATTTTTTTCCGTATAACTGATTATTCACTTTTTAACATTTTAATTATTTGATTTATGGTAAGACCTTCTTTATCTGCCATCTTTTTTAAAGACTCGATATTTTTTTTAATTATCTTGGAAACTTTACTGTCTTTCTCTCCCAACTCACCATCACCACTTTTTTTATTCAAAATAATTTCATCTAAAATGTCCATCATCTTTTGTCTTTCAATTTCAGATAAAGTCATTCTATCGATAAATCCTTTTTTGTTTCTAATTTGTTTAGGTGCGTTTTTTGTCCTTTTACCTGATGGGTCTTTTCCAAATTGTTTAGTTCTGTCTTTAGCTTCATCAGGTTCCATACCCATTTTTTTAACTAAATATTTGAACGTTTCTTCTCCATCCATATCTTTAGTTTCTTCGTAACCAAAAGCTTCTGAGTAATCAACTTCATTAACTACATTATCTTCTGATTCTTCAGATTCACCATAGTATTTTCTATAACCTCTAGTTACGGGGTTATTTGTCATTCTACCCATAACTACTGTTTGGTCGGTAGTCTTCTTAGGTGCCAATCCCATATTAAGAGGGGGTATTCTTGAACTTACAAGAGTTCCGTCAGAATCAACCAATTCTTCGATTTCTTCTTTACCCTTGTTAAGTTTATCAAAATATTTTTTAATGTTACTTTTAGTTTTGATTTTTTTGTCTTTTAATATATTAGACACACCTTTTTTTACTTTATCCAAATCTTTTTTATCAAAATCTAACTTATCGTCATTTTTTCTTGATTCGGTTAAAGTTTCGGCAATAGAATAGTATAACGATATTTTATCGTGTTTTTCAGATATGAAAAAATAGTAAGGACTGAAAAAATACTCTTTATTAGTTTCTACCATTTTAGTTTTTATATATAAATACTGCGAACAAAGTATTTATCAATGTATTATGGCATATCAAAATATAAACCAATATAATTTTAATAAGTGGTATCTCCTAAATAAGTCGGAAATACAAGATTTTTCTTTGGCATCCGATGAGAGGGACTATAAGGAGGAGGTAATCTTTTCCCCAAACCTAATTGCCGAAAATGACGGAAATAGGTTACCATTTAGTTTTGATTTAAATAATCCTGATAATAGTGAGTTATTTGTTTTGACATTTAACCAATATAATCAGTATAACAACTTAGTTTCATCAAATTATTATAACCCTAATAATATTGATTTAAATTGTTATACCGCAAAAACTATATGTGATATTGGTTTGACGGGTATTGATAATGGTTTGGTGTCTGAAATGACAGGACAAACAATTACGGTAACTGAGGGATTGTTCTCAGACTTTTTAAAGTTTGAACGATTATATTTTGACAGAAGATTAAAATTACACCAAGTTACAGGATATACCCAATCTCCAAATATTAGATTTTCAGGATTACCTTTAGACATATCATATAATATAGTTTCAAAACAAGACCCTAAGGTCGGAGTTTATCACGAGTTATACGGAGGGTTTTACCAAGGATTTTATAAGTTATTTGGGTATGACTACACTTTATATCCTGAAAGGGTTAATAAAGGTTGGACCGTTGAGTTGTTATTAAAACCAAGATTTGTTGATGAATATAATCCACCAATAGGTCAAACGACACTAAATAACTTTTATCCCAATAACAAAGATATTTTCTTTTATTTAGGTACAAGAGCTGAAAATAAATTTTATCACCACGCAAGTGGAAGTCCTGTATCTGATACAGGTTACACTAGAGTTACTGAAACTTTAACGTGTTTAAAAACTTGTGCTTGTTCTGATACAGGAGTTACTAATTCGTCTTGTATTGAAGTATACCAACCAACAAATGAAATAGTTTCTCACGGTCTAAATTGTAATTGTGGGTGTGCCGCAACTATTGATACAAAAATTGAACCTGATAAAGACCCTTTATTTGATTCAATGTCAAATGCCTTGGCGTTTAAACTTTGTGGTGACCCACATAACCCTCAAATAGGTGTTAGAATTTTACGTTTTACTGGTGATTGTGTTACAACAGGAACTTGTTCAACGACAGGAATAACTTATCAAACAGGATATACTGTCGAGAATTTATGTACACCTAAAGGAATTTACGATTTTTGTGCACAAATAAATCCTGCGTTTTTAAGTCAAGAACATTGGGTACAGTTAGATTTGGTATGGGAAAGGTATACTTGGTTAGACACTTGTGACCTTTGGTATAAAGGGGGTCTAGGTTTAATATCAACTAACCCTTATTTGTTTTCATTACTTAATGAATCAGTTAAGTTAATTGAGCCGCCAGTAACTAGTAGTGGTTCTACCCCTCCTGAAAAAATAGAGGTGGTTAAACTTAATGAAAGATGGTTAATTGAAAAAGAATATAGACAAGGTAGAATAAAAGTTTATGTTAATGGACGAGTATTTTACATTTTTGAAAATATTGAAGAAATTATTCCAAGAGGTCTTGATACGGAAAAAGAAAGACAGGTTGGTGTTCCTTACAATATATCTTGGGGTGGTGGTACACAAGGATTACATAATAACTTAACATTCACAGGTTGTCCTGAAACATTAACAGGACTAACATATCAACAAGACCCTGAGTGTTTTCCTAATAATATATTAAGTGGTACATCATTATCTGCGCTAACAACACACATATTAATTGAACAAAATTTTGCAGGTTCTTTTGATGGTGGTATAACGCAATTTAGAATGTATACTGAACCTTTATCTGCCGATGAGGTTAAACACAATTTCTTATTATTAAAAGATACTTTTGATTTATTTAATCCTGATTGTCCTGATTGTGATGTTATCATTACGACCACAACCACTAATCCATTTACCACAACTACAACCACTAATCCATTTACTACAACTACGACTACCAATCCATTTACCACAACTACGACTACCAATCCATTTACTACAACTACTACTACCAATCCATTTACTACAACTACTACTACCAATCCATTTACTACAACTACTACTACGATAATACCAACTCCAACACCAACTCCGACACCTACACCTACGATAACACCAACTCCGACACCAACTCCGACACCTACTGCAACACCAACTCCTATTGAAAATTGTTTTTTATTACAAGAAAATGGTTTTTATGTTTTACAAGAAAATGGTGATAAGCTAATCATACAATGTAACTCTACACCTCCAAACGATATCAATTATTTAATCATACCAAATAATGATATTGATAGTGACAATATATTAGATAATGATTTAAATGTAGAATATATTCCTAATAACGATTTAAATGGTGGGTATATTCCTAATAACGATTTAAATGGTGGGTATATTCCTAATAATGATTTAAATGGAGGTTATATTCCATTTAATGATTTCTACGACAATCACATACCAAACGATGGATTAGGTTCTGAAATAATACCTAACAATGATTTTATACCTGAATTTTTAGTAGTAACTGGCGGATGTTTTAATTTAATAACATTACCTTATTTTTACCCAACAGAGGGTAATATAATATTTCCTGAATTTTCAAATCTTGGGACTGGTCAAGGAATATTAAATCCAAATACTTTTGATATAAACGGAGTTGATTTTAATTTTATAGATAATGAGGGGAATAATTTATATGATTATTATATACAATTATTAACAAACAATTATTTAATCTATTTTAGTCAAAATGAAAATACCGCAATTTATCAAGGTAACCCATTTTCATTCTCAAATGAATTCGGTGGTTTAATAAACGGAGGTATTAATCCTGGAACGTCCCCATTAGTATTAATCCAACCTTCACCTGTTGATTTTATTGAGGGAGAACCTGTTTGTATTTGGTATGAGTTATTAGTAGGGCCAACACCTACACCAACATCTACTGAAACGCCAATACCTACATCTACTGAAACGCCAATACCTACACCAACATCTACTGAAACGCCAATACCTACATCTACTGAAACGCCAATACCTACATCTACTGAAACGCCAATACCTACACCAACATCTACTGAAACGCCAATACCTACACCAACATCTACTGAAACGCCAATACCTACATCTACTGAAACGCCAATACCAACACCTACCCCAATACCTCCAACACCAACACCTACATCAACTCCAACCCCTACTCCGACTCCAACCCCTACTCCGACTCCAGTACCTCCACCACCTCCATCTGACCCTACACTAGAAATATATTATCAAGGTGATTTATCATCATATTTTAATCCAGTACCAACAAGTGGAAGTACATTTACTCAATGGACTGACTCATCGTCTTCCGCACATAACGCAAACCCTATTGGCGGAGGACCTGTACCTGCACCTGAATGGTGGAGTAATATACAAAATGGTTTAGGTGGGGTTTACTTTAATGGTACCTCGGACGGTTTAAGTGTTAACCCATTAACTGATTTATCATCCAAATCAGGTCAGACTTTAGTATTAGTTGCTAAAACATTAAATACTGGCACCACACAACAATATATCCAAGGAGGTGAAGATGGTAATACAGGATTAAACGCGTCTTACATTAGACAAAGTGGAGGTACATATAATGTGGCCATTGCTAATGGTTTTGCTAGCGGTGGGATTGTAAATAATGATGCTCGTATATTAACATTAGTGTTTGATGGTGGAGGATTAACAAATATTGATAGACTTAAATTCTATATTAATGGGGTTCAACAATCATTAACTTTTTCTTCAAATGTAGGGACATTAACTTCATCATTAATTACATATATGTTCTTAGGTGTTTCCTACACAGGGGCTCCCGCGGGAGTTGCTCAGTTCTATTTAAACGGATTTTTATTTGACGTTTTAGCTTATAGTAGGGCGTTATCACCAACAGAATTATCAACGTTAACGTTATATCTTAAAAATAAATGGTTAATACAATAAACTAAATAATATCAATTGATATTTATAAATAAAAAAATAAAATGGCTATAGGAGTTAGAATAACAAGTAATAATTTATCGGGACAGACCGCAAATGTTACGTTCCAACCAATGACAGGTGGAACACCAATTGACTTAGGTATTAAGACAATACCTTTCAATTATTATAGTGAATTACCTTATGGTGAGTATACTATTTCATCAACAACATACGATTATGTTTATACATTAACAGTTTCAGAGCCTTACGGACAAAACCAAAATTATATGCAATTAGGTAATGTTTCAGGTCAAACAACTTTTAGTTTAGGGTTCTTAAACTTTAACGACTTTACCGCTGAAATTATAGATTTAGGTGTTGATACGACATATTGGAATATCAACAACTGGTATCCATTATCTGAAAGTGGTTGTTTATTAGATTTTCGTAATGATGGTTATACTGAACGTTTATCATTGTTTATTGATGTTAATGGGAATGTTGTTGAACAATTCAGTGCAACTACCTTTGACTCTAATTCTGGTATAATAGATGGTAGAATTGTTTATTTCCAAGACCCTGATGGAGGGTTATTTTATTGGTTTAACGGTAAATCAGTTTATCAATATACATTTGACTCAAATTATGAAAGTTTAGATATTCAATGGGATTGGGACGGAACTTGTCAAGACGGTTCATTCTTTTTCGTAATTTATAATAATGACAATAACACGGCATATTCATATAAAGTCAATAATAATGGTTCTACCGAATTAATTAATAGTTGGGACTATACTATTGAACAAAGATATTATGGTACGTATTATTCGTCAAATTATTTTTACGAATTATCTTATTTGATAAGTAATAATACACTTAGTTCTCTAAAAATTTACGACACGTCACTTACAGTAAAGTCTGATTTATTAATAATACCAAACACATACAATCAGTGGTATTTTCAATGGTATGGTGATAAATCATTTAACATTACTATGTGGAATAGTGATGATGATAATATTGATTATTTAATTAATAATTATAACGGTGTTACTGATTACGTTTCATCAACAACCCACGTAAGAGGTAATAATTATACTAATATAACAACTCAGTACGAAACAAAATTTTATCCTGACGATGTTCCTTCTGGAGGTATTTTTATTATCTTATATAACGGTACGGGGAATTATTACACAGGTGGTGGATATGAAGTTAGTTATTTAGATATTATTTATAGATTAGAAAATCAAACCGAACTTACAACCTATACTTTCCAAAATAGCGGTTCAAATGATAAAACTTTTTATCCTTATTCTTGGGGAAATAAGACTTTTTATACAATATGTTCGACAGGTGACACTAATTCATCGGTTTTCTCAATAACTGAAAATGGTGTTAATATCACATCAACAAATGTAAGTTATAATGATATAAACGGATGGAATACTAATTGGTTTGGTGATTATTTTAATTATAGTTACACTACCGATGGTGACTCATACGCTAACCATAGATTATTCTTAAACGGTGAATTAGTCGATTCATTAGGATTTCCAATACCTAGTTGGTATAATATTTCAACAAGTTATGGAACTTTTTATATGACTAATTACGAGGATGGTTACTATGTTAATAACCAAGTAACAGGGTATACACAAACAGAAGTGTATAATGATATTAATACATCAACTAATTATTACACTCAAGAATACTATTCTACAAATTCAAATATTCTTTTATATAATTCTCAAAATTCAACCGCTAGAGTTTTAACTAAAGATTCAATAAGTAATCAATTTACTTTACCTGAAGATTTTGGTGAAAGAGATTTAAGAATTGGTAAAGATAACTTCTTATATGTTTACCTTACTAACTCCGATAATTTAAGAGTTAATCTATACAATTTTAACGGGGCACTATTAAATAGTACTCTTATTGAAGATGATTATTGGAACGATGTTTACGCAGTTAAAGATAGATATGTTGTAAAAAATAATATTGATGGTCAATATCTATTAACTATGATTTCTAATGATGAAGTAAAACAAATTACAATAGACAATGAATATACCAGTTGGGATATGATAAACGATTACATATGGTGGGACTAATATGAGATATCAAACACAAATAACAGTAAAACTAAAAGGTGAGGGTAACATACAAAATTACGTTACTTCGCTTGATTTAAACGACAACATCAAAGTTGCCGATTTTAAAACAGAAATTAAAAAAACAACTAAATTCTTAGACCTTTACACAATCGAAAAAGAGATTGTTTATTTAGGTAGTAACGAATTAAATGATGATAATATTGTACCTAATAACAAGTCAGGTTTACAATATTATATGGAATTAAATAAAAAATAAAAAATACAATGGCGGATTTACCAATATCATTATTACCAAAAGCGACCACAGGATATTCAGATTCTTTGATGGTTATCGTAAACTACAATACTGTAGCTTCAGGACAAACTGAGTCAATACCTTTTTCTGCGGTAACTCAAAATGGGACTTCAGGTACTAGTGGTATTTCAGGTAATAATGGTACTAGTGGGACTTCAGGAAATTCTGGAACAGATGGTATTAGTGGTACTTCAGGTACTGATGGAACTAGTGGTACTTCAGGTACTGATGGAACTAGTGGTACTTCAGGTACTGATGGAACTAGTGGTACTAGCGGTTCTTCAGGAACATCTGCTCCACCAGCACCATTCCCTACGGTATATGGTTTATTTTCTCAAACAGGTAACAGTGTTGTGGTAAGTGCCACAACTGTAGAATCATCAATAATCAATGGTGGTGTAGGTACCCTTACTGTAGGGCCTAACCAATTCCAAATTGGAGATAGTTTTAGAGCCGATTTTGGAGGTTTGTTATCATCAAGAAATGGCGACGATATTAGAATACGAGTTAAAGCAGGTTCAGTTGTTTTAGCTGATAGTGGACTTCAAAATATGAATGGTGCGGTAAATGACGTATGGCAATTCTCAATAAATTTCACAATTAGAAACACAGGTGTTGCTGGAGTTGGAGAAATTGTGTCCCTTGGAGTATTTCATACCACAAAGCAATCTAATGCGGCACCTGAAGGTTTTGCCTTTAATACGGTTAATAACACAACATTTAATACCACGGTTTCAAATACGTTAGATGTTACAGTAGAATTTAGTAGTAATAGTGCTTTAAATTCAATATACTCTGACATATTTGTGTTAAATAAAATATATTAAAAATAACATCACACAATATTTGACAATCCCCCAACTAACTTGGGGGATTTTTTATTTATATTCACTCTTTGTTTATTATATTTTAGTATCTAAAATAATGATATGAAAATTTTTATCCAAATTGCGTCTTATCGAGACCCCCAACTAATACCAACTATTAAGGATGCCATTAGTAAGGCTAAAAATCCTGAGAACTTAATTTTTTCAATTGCAAGACAATTTCACCCTAATGATAAGTTTGATGATTTGTCTGAGTATGAAAATGATAATAGATTTAGAATTTTAAATATTCCTTATGAAGAGTCTAAAGGTGTTTGTTGGGCAAGAAATCTAACTCAACAGTTATATGATGGAGAAGAGTATACTTTACAAATAGATTCTCATATGAGATTTCAACAAGATTGGGATGAGATGTCTATTAATATGATTAAACAACTACAAGAAAAGGGTTATAAAAAACCTTTACTAACAAGTTATGTATCTTCTTTTGACCCAGAGAACGACCCAAATGGTAGAGTTATGGTTCCTTGGAGAATGTCTTTTGATAGATTTATTCCTGAAGGCGCGATATTCTTTTTACCTGAAACAATCCCTAATTGGGATACTTTAGAAGAACCAGTACCGAGTAGGTTCTATTCCGCACATTTCGCATTTACTTTAGGCTCGTTTGCCAAAGAAGTACAACACGACCCTGAATTTTATTTCCACGGTGAAGAAATTTCTATTGCCGCAAGAGCTTATACTCACGGATATGATTTATTTCACCCACATAAAATTATTTGTTGGCACGAATACACTCGTAAAGGTAGAACTAAACAATGGGATGATGATAAAACTTGGGGAGAGAAGAATAAATTTTCACATTCTAAAAATAGAAGATTATTTAGTATGGATGGTGAAGTATTTGACCCTGAAGAATTTGGTATTTTTGGTTTTGGTACTGAAAGAACTTTACGTGACTATGAAAAATATGCGGGTATTTTATTTGGTAAAAGGGCAGTACAACAAGAAACTTTAGATAAAAAATATCCTCCTAACACATATAATTTTGAAAATGAAGAAGAATGGATTAATAGTTTTTCACAAATTTTTAAACATTGTATTGATGTTAGTTTAAGTCAAGTATCTGAAACGGATTACGATTTTTGGGTGGTTGCGTTTCATAGAGAAGGTGGTGAAACTTTACATAGAAAAGACGCCGATAAAAATGAAATCAATAGATTGAAGAATGATAAAGATGGTTATTGTAAAATTTGGAGAGAATTTTTAACCGCAGAAAAACCATCGTATTGGGTTGTATGGCCTCATTCTGAATCTAAAGGATGGTGTGATAAAATTGAAGGAAAATTATAAAAATGGATTTGGTAGTAATTGTTTGTCATTACAATAGAAATTTAGAATGGTTAAGTAATATAAAATACCCTAACATTGTCTATAATAAAAATCCTGAAAATAATAGTAAGTTTGAAAATAATTTACCTAATGTTGGTTTCGACACTATTGCGTATCTAACATATATGATAGATAATTATGAAAACTTACCTGACTATGTTTGTTTCTCTCAAGATTATCCTTTTGACCATTGCCCGTCGTTTATTGAAAAAGTTAATGGTTTTGATTTTAAAACCGAATTTTATCCTTTAGGTTGTACTTATATTCGAGACGGTAATGAATTAGAAAAGACAATAGAATATGCAAATAGAAATAATATTTCATATAACCAACCAATAAAATTTATTAGTTCTGCCCAATGTATAGTATCTAAAAAATTAATATTAAAAAATAGTTTAGAATATTATAAAAAAATAAAAGAAACTTTGTCTAAAACTGAAATAATAAATCAAACCAATTACTGTGTTGAGTATCTTTGGCCGACAATTTTAAACTTTAATGAAGAATTAAATTTATCTTTAAATAATTGTTAAAAAACATATGAAAAAAGCGTTATTAGGATTATCAAATAATATTAAATTAAATTTTAATAAAATAAAAGTATGGTCAAAAAGTTTTAAAAAATATTCGGATGGTGATATTATCCTATTATGTGCCAACTCAACTGAAGAAGAAATTAAAATGTGTGAAGAAATTGGTATCATATCAATACCTGTTAGTATTGACGATACCTATTATATTAATCATAAAAGACTTGGTAAAACATTAGAATTTTTAAAAACTAGTGATATAGATTTATTCTTAATCACTGACGTTTTTGATGTTGTATTCCAATCAGACCCTTTTACTAAAATGGATTTAAACTATGACGTATTTGTAGGTTCTGAAGGGTTAAAATTAATACAGGAACCTTGGAATACTGACGTAATAAATAAGGTTTTTCCCGAATACTTTGGTAAGTGTTTAAATCAAGACATTATTTGTTCAGGAGTTATTGGAGGTAAAAGAGAGTCATTAATTAAATTGTACGATGAACTGTTTTTGATGTGTGAAAACGGATTAAATAACCACAACATTAAAGACCAAGCGGCTTTAATTATTATGATATTTGAAAATAAAATTGATAATTTAAGAATATTTGAAGTTACTGAAGGGTGGACGTTACATTGTGCTTTAGGCGGACCAACACAATTTTTTGAAAGTTGGGGTTTTAAAAACGGATTTATAGGTAGATATGGCGGAGTTGCTCAGTTAGTCGGTAATGAAGTTTTTACTCACGAAAATTTAAAGTACGATATAGTACATCAATTTAATAGAATTCCTGAATGGAATGAAATTTTAACTAAAGAATATGAATAATATAAATTGTGTTTGTACAACACCTAATATGTACCCAAGTTATGTTGATAATTGGAATAATTTTCCAAAAGAAGATAAAAGATTAATTTGGGTGTCAGATATTACAAATGATTCTTCATTTGATGTCGGATTTAAATATACCGAAAAAGAAATTAGAGAAAATCTTAATTTTAACATAGATGTTAGTAAAAATCATTATTGGAACTCGTATGGTAATAGAAATATTATTTGGTTTTTTGCTCATTTAAGGATGTTATACTTTTATGTGAAAAATCCTAATTACGATTTTTATTGGTTTTTTGATGATGATATTAAAATAAAAAATTGGGAAGAGTTTTTCTTAGGAACAGACAAAGATGATTCTGATTTTATGTCATATTTTTGTTTTAAAAAAGACGGGGTAATCTCACAACAAAATGTGCCAACTATTGACAATAAAACTTTCTCAAAAAGTCTTTGGTTTGATAGATTTCCTGGTGACGGAGACGTACTACCTGAAGAAACTAACGAAATGTTTGGTTCGTTTTTCCCGACAACAAGATTTTCAAATAAGGCGTTAAAAAAATTACTTGAGCTTAACAATAACGGGTATTACGCATATTCTGAAGGATTTGTCCCTACAGTTTTAAATAAGTACGGATTTAAATTAAGTACATTAATAAACTCTGATAACACTTCAAATTATTTTGATGTAAACGAAGTGGATATTCAACATAAAAATATTAAAGTTAATTGGGAATGGATATAAATAATCCTGTTATAGTAATGGCTCTATATGATATTGGTAGAGAAAATTGGAATAATTTTAGAATGTCTTATCACACCTATGGTTGGTGGATGAGAAATACACTATCATTAGATTGTAATATTGTGGTATACACAGAATCTAAATTTGTTGACGAATTAACTAAATATAGAAAAGAGTTTGACCCTAATCTTGAAAAAACTATCTTTATTGAGAAACCTCTATCTGAGTTACCTATGTATCAAAAATATTACGACTCTTTAAGTGGTCTAATGTTTTCAGAAGATTTTAAATCTAAGGTTAGTTTCCCCGATGTTCCCGAAATGTGTCAACCTTTATACAACATAATAATGTTTAACAAAGTTTTTTTTCTTAAAGACACTATAGACAACAATTATTTTAATAATGATATTGTTATTTGGGCAGATGCTGGAGGTTTAAGAAATGATATTAATCTTTATAAAAACAAAAAATGGCCAAACATATTAAAAGTTAAATCTTTGGACCCTAACAAAATCACATTTTTTAGTCACAATGAAGATTTTACAATACCAAATAAAGAATATCATAGTTTATCACAGATAAGACATATACAGGGAACCGCATTTTTATTACCTTCACATTTAATAGATAATTTATTGGACTTAGTTGTTAATACAATAGAAGAGTCAATTAATGATGGATATATTGGTAGTGATGAGAAGATATTTGATATCTGTTATTCTAAACAAAAAGATTTATTTCATTTAATTAAATCTGATTGGAGAGAATATTTTGATATTATGTTGTAATGAAGTAAAATAAGCATAGTTATATCATTATTTTAAATTACAATGTATTTATTATAAAAAGTTTGATGGAATTTTTTATTAAAAAGAACGCAACCCTACCTATTCTTAAAATGCAAGTAGTTAAAGATGGTAGAAGTGACTATCATAAATTTATGGATTTGATAGAATCTTCTTCTATTATTTTCACTATGATTGATACTGAAACAGGTATCCCTAAGATAACTGGTAAAGCCGCAGGGTTTGTCTCAAAAACTTTTGTAGACCCAAATACTCCTACAGAATATTATATTTACTACCAATTCAAAAAGAAAGACACCAATAAGGTCGGTAGATACGAAGGTCAGTTTATGTTAAAAAATGACCAAGGAGACCTAATCGTCCCAATCAGAGAACGATTGTTTGTCAATATCCAAGATAGTTTTATTTCAGATAATCCTTGTTGCTAATTGACTTAAATCTTTAAAATTTTTATATTTATTGAGGTAAGGTAAATGTCGTTATATACGGCAGCTAATAAACCACTTTAAAAAATATATAAATGATTAGTCAAGAAGAAATTAAATCCTTCCTTGAAGGTAATGACCCCGAAGAATTTATCGTGGCGGTCGAATTTGATTATGTGTCAGATTCAATTTACAAAATTAAAGAAATCCCTGGTCAGGGAAAAGTAATCCAAAAAGACAGTTTTATTGCATTTGCGTGGGTTGGAGATTTGAAAGGTTTAAACTTTTATCAAAATTCTAAAGGCGCTCAAAAAGAAAATATGACCAAATATGGTATTGTTATCGAAAAGTTAGAAACTAAAGGTAATGATAGAATGGAACAAGGTCTTAAGTATATGGTTAAATCTTTAAAAGGTTACCGTACTCTAATCCAATTCTTTAGAGATGGTGGTTTAGACCCTTGGAGTGAAAGGGCGAAAGATTTAATTATGATTCTACCTCCTGTAGAACAATACTTAATACAAAGAGAAAAACGTTTATTTAAAGGATATGAGGAGTACAATGATGTTACTCGACTTGTATTCGACTTAGAGACGACCGCACTTGAACCTAAGGACGGTCGTATCTTTATGATTGGAATAAAAACTAACAAAGGTTATCAAAAGGTAATCGAATGTGCAACTGAAGAACAAGAAAGACAGGGGTTAGTTCAGTTTTTTAACATTATTGACGAAATAAAACCAAGTATTATTGGTGGTTACAATTCAGCTAACTTCGACTGGTTTTGGATATTTGAAAGATGTAAGGCACTTAATTTAGACATTAAAAAGGTTTGCCGTTCATTGAATCCTGCAAGAACCATATCTCAAAAAGAGAGTATGTTGAAACTTGCGAATGAAGTAGAACGATTCAATCAAGTATCAATTTGGGGTTACAACGTAATTGATATTATTCACTCTGTACGTAGAGCTCAGGCAATTAATTCAAGTATTAAGTCTGCAGGTTTGAAATACATTACTCAATATATTGATGCTGAGGCTCAAGACCGTGTATATATTGACCATTTAGAGATTGGTCCTATGTATGCCAAAAAAGAAGAGTATTGGTTAAACGTTACTAACGGTAAGTATAAGAGAGCCGACAAACCTGAATTTGATAATTTAGATGTTAGATTTCCTGGTACTTACATTAAAGTAACAGGTGATAATGTAGTTGAAAGATATCTTGACGATGACTTGGAAGAAACTCTTGTTGTCGATGATGAATTTAATCAGGGTTCATTTTTGTTGGCATCTATGATTCCGACAACCTACGAAAGAGTTTCAACTATGGGTACCGCAACATTATGGAAAATGTTAATGTTAGCTTGGTCTTATAAGTTCAAGTTAGCAATACCTAAAAAACAAGATAAAACAGACTTTGTTGGTGGTTTATCAAGACTACTTAAAGTAGGTTACTCAAGAAACGTATTGAAACTTGACTTTAGTTCCCTATACCCTTCTATTCAGTTGGTACACGATGTATTTCCTGAATGTGACGTTACAGGTGGTATGAAAGCGATGTTGAAGTACTTCCGTGATACTCGTATCTTGTATAAAAACTTGGCGGGTCAATATGAGAAAACCGACCCTAAGAAGTCGTTATCTTATGACCGTAAACAGTTACCAATTAAGATTTTTATTAACTCGATGTTCGGTGCGTTATCAGCTCCACAGGTATTTGCTTGGGGTGATATGTATATGGGTGAACAGATTACTTGTACAGGAAGACAATATCTTCGTATGATGATTAAGTTCTTTATGAAACGAGGATATACCCCTCTTGTAATGGATACGGACGGTGTGAACTTCTCTAAACCTGAAGGATGGGAAAACAGACGTTATATCGGTAAAGGTTTAAATTGGAAAGTTAAAGAGGGTAAGGAATATACTGGCGATGACGCGGACGTTGCGGAGTTCAACGATTTATTTATGAGAGGTGAAATGGCGTTAGATACTGATGGTACTTGGCCTTCTTGTATTAACTTGGCTCGTAAGAACTATGCGGTTATGGATGCCAAAGGTAAAGTTAAGTTAACGGGTAACACTATTAAATCTAAAAAACTACCTTTATATATTGAGGCATTTTTGGATAAAGGAGTTAAACTATTGTTAGAGGGTAAAGGTCAAGAATTTGTTGAGTGGTATTACGAATACTTACAGAAAATATTTGACCAAAAGATTCCATTAAAACAAATTGCCCAAAGAGCTAAAGTTAAATTGTCTTTAGAAGATTATAGAATTAGAAGTACTCAAAAAACAAAGTCGGGTGGGTCTATGAGTAAAATGGCTCATATGGAATTAGCCATCAAACACGGACTTAATATTAACTTAGGTGATGTCATATTTTATGTTAATAACGGAATTAGAGCATCTCACGGTGACGTACAAAAGAAAGGTGAAGAAACAGTATTAAACTGTTATATGTTAGACAGTAAAGCGTTAGAAGATAATCCTGACTTAACAGGTGAGTATAATGTCCCACGAGCTATTACAACGTTTAATAAACGTATTGAACCTTTATTAGTTGTGTTTAAAGATGAGGTTAGAGATAACTTATTAGTTTTAGACCCTGAAAAACGTGGATTGTTTACCAAAGAACAATGTGAATTGATTAACGGGAAACCATTTGACCCATCAGGTCAAGATAGACTACAAGAAGATGTTTTGGATATCTCAGAACAAGAATTAAAGTATTGGGATAAAAGAGGATTAAGTCCCGATTATATGTATGAGTTGGCGGAAGAAGGATGGGAAGAATATATAAATTAAAAAAGGGGGTCTAAAACCCCCTTTTATTTTTAACTCATTTTTAATCCGTCTGAACTTAGTATGTACCAATTTCCAATACAATATGAAAATTCCACACAAGAACCTTTATCTAATAAAAGTTCATCATATTCATCGTCAATTTTGCCATTCATAGGTATTATTAATACTTTAGTTAATGCCTTAATCACTACTCTATCAGTTGTTGTGTGGTCTAAAATAACTTTACTACTGTCGATACCTTTTACAATTACAACACCTTCACCTCTTGTTTTAAATTGTGAATCAGAAACTATAACTTGTTCTGATGATACAACCAATTTACCTTGTACTATTCTTTCTGAAGGTGTATTTCGTATTATTCCCATATAATTAAATTACGTATATTTGTCTTGGCATTGCTCTAAATTTCATTGCCTTATTTAAATTTTCTGCGGTTAAAGCTTCTTTCTCCATCATTTTTTCAGGTCTCATTCTCTCTAACCTTAGTTTAAGTTCTTCTTCTAACTTAGATTTTTCATCTTTACCTTCAGTTAATAAACTTTGATAATCCATAGTTAATTCACTATCAGGTGTTTTTAAGTTACCACTATACTTCCCTCTAACTCTTCCTAACGTTTCTTTACAAAGAGCGATAAACCATCTTCTAACCCATTGTTGGGCGGGGTTATTTAAATCAATCCAAGCTATTTCATCAAAAGGAACATCTGAAGGTAGTTTGATAATATCAGGATTTTCTGCCAAACACTTATCTCTATCTGGGCCATCAACATCATAATACCAATACCAAACTTTACCACTGTAAAAATTTGAATTACCAAAATCAAATTTACCTCCTGGTGTGTTCATTAAATGAACCATTTTTTTACCATCAGGTAACGCGGTGATTCTATATGTTAATTCTGAAGAAATAATTCTTCTCTGTATGTTAATTTCTTGCATTCTTAACAACATATCAAACGCAGGCATTAAGAAATAAGAACCACTATAACCTAATTGAGAGTATCCGCCAGGACCTCCAAGTCCAGGTCCACCCATAGCCCCAAAAGACCAAGGGTCAAATAAAATATTTGTTAACTCAGCAGGTGTAAACCAAAGTAATTCATTGATTTCTCTACCTTTAGGTATTTCATACAATTGTTGACCTTTTTTAAGTTCAATAAAATCTTTTTTCAACACCCAATCACCACCAGCCTGTAGTCCAACAATTTTAGAATATGCGTAACTATAACGTGTTTCATAGTCTAAACTTCTAGTTACAAAAGCTCTGGCTAAAGATTGTTCATCTAAATTTAAATTTTGTAATGCCGACCATTGAGATTCAATTAACCAATCTTGGATATATTGTGAATAATCTCCAATTGCTAATTCTAATAACGAGTCTAACATTTCATCTTCTAATTCGACACTTCTTATCGGTGCACCTAAAAGATGTTTAACTCTTGTGTATAATTTTGACCTGTGTGGTTCTGATATTATTCCCATATTGCGTTTTCTGATAAATATTTGTTACAATCAATTAGTTCAATATCTCCTGTTCCAACAATAGACATAATTTCATTTTCTTTTGGAATTAAAAAGTTACCCTTTTCAATTTTAATATTATTAGTTTTGAATATTTTAACAGATAGTGATTTTACATTAACAAAAATGATAGTATCAACCTTTTTATATTCTTGAGTACTTGAGGACCCTTGTATTGCTACAAAATTATCAGAAACCACAATTGTTTTGTAAGGTTTTATTTGAGCGGTTAAATTATTACCTTCTAATTTTAATGTTGCGTCAATACCTGATAACATATCATTTGAATGTCCCGCACCTGATTCTATCTTACAAGAACCATCACCTAAATTTTGATTAATTATTTTACAAGCGGCGTCCTCATTTCTTTTACCAAGACAATCTGTTTTTTTAAGAACTCCTCCAATTTGTTTTAAAGTATTTGATTGATTTTCTCTATTAAAAATAATCGAACGAATACCATCTAAAACTGAGAAAAATCTTCTTAATTCAGACAAATTGTGTTTTGGGTCGTTTGTGTATTCTATTGGTGATTGATTATTTTGGACTAAATATTGATTAACATCCTTATGAATAATACAGAATGCCGAATAAGATGAAGTTAAGTTCATTAGTAACGACCTAACGTTTTCTTTATTGTATAAACCTGATTCGTGACCAACAAATAAAGAATTTTTTTCTTTCCAATTTTCAGGATACGATTTTTTAAGTATATCCATCCATCCTCTAACATAGTCTTGTTTGAATCTTGAATAGAGGGTTGTTTTTTGTTTTAAATCTGAAGAGGGAAATAGTAATTGTTTAAATTTTATTTCTTCACCGTGAGAACAACTTTGAGACTTAGCTTCTTGTTCTGTGATGATGTCTTTATTGGAAGCGTTCATAAGTTGTTGCATCACAATATCCTCATCAATTCTTGTTTCAATTTTCATTTTGTATAATTTTTCTACAAAATCCCAATTAACCGCATCCCAAAAGTTTTTAATGTATTCGTCTCTTTTATTACGATATTTTAGATAATATGCGTGTTCCCATAAATCTAATCCTAATATTGGATATCCACCATTTTTAACATCGTTCATCAAAGGATTGTCTTGATTTGGGGTGGACATTATTTTTAGATTATTAGTTTTTGTTACTACTAACCAAACCCAACCAGAACCAAATCTTTCTTTAGCAATTTCCTCAAACTTCTTTTTAAAATTACCAAAGGTACCGTATTCTTTTTCAACACGTTTTAAAATCATACCTTTTGGTTTTTGAGTTTTTGGTGACAACATTTTCCAAAATAAAGCGTGATTGTAAGCACCACCCGCATTATCTCTAACAGTTTTATTAAATCTACTAATAGTTTTAACAATTTGTTCTAAATCTAAATCACCAAATTTTTTCTTATCTAAGGCTAAATTTAATTTTTCGACATACCCTTTATAATGTTTGTTATAGTGAACATCCATAGTTTCAGGGTCAATAAATCTTTTAAGGGAACTATATGAGTAGGGTAGTCTTTCTATTCCTATTTTTTTCATTTCGTTAATGAAGAATTTTTTTGCGAAGTCCTTTTCATTTTTCTGAACTTCCTCTTCTAACGTTTCAATCTTATTTACCAGATTTTTCATATTTTAAGGCTTTTGTATATCTAATAAATAACAAGAATTGTAAAATTATCTACTGTTTTGTATCATCTTAAGAATTTCCTCTACAACATCCGCAGGGTCTGAGTTCACATTATCCCCCATAACAACACTGATAATCTGTTTTTTCTTTGAGAGAATATCATAGATTGCTCCTTCAATAGTGTTTTCAAATATTGGATAAAACACTGAAACATTTGATTTTTGACCATATCTATAAGCTCTATCCTCAGCCTGACTGTGTTCTGCAGGTACAAATGATAAGTCATTCATAATAACCGCCTCAGCCGCGGTTAAGGTTAATCCGACTCCCGCAGCTTTTAGGTTTCCAACAAATATTCTTATTTTATCATTTTCTTGAAATTGGTCTACCGCATATTGTCTCTGAGCGGGAGAACAACTACCATCAAGATACACGCACTCTTTACCAAATTTCTCAACAATCTTTTTTAAAGTGTCTGTAAAGTTTGTAAAAATAATAACTTTCTTACCTTGTTCTAAAATGTTTTCGGCTAATTCAAATGTTGATTGTAGTTTTTCTTCAGCAATAATTTGACGTACTTTCATTAACTTTGAAAACTGTAAAGTTAATGATGATGACTCTTCTTCTTTTTTATCGTACCAATCATAATACTCACCCATCAATTCTTCATACAGTCTTGAACGTAATCTTAGATATACAGGTGTAATAATTTTATCAGGTAAATCTAAAACATCTTCTTTTAATCTTCTTAAAAATTGCATTGAAGTCCTATCCCTAAGTTCTTCAAGGTTAGACGCACCTGTTGTTTTCCAAATTTTTCTATTACCAACTTTAAATTGATACCCTTCACAATATCTAATTGCGTAAGCCATCCAATTTTGGGCAACAGGACTATCAATTAGATTTAATAAATTATAATAATTCATTGGTCTTGAAGTCATAGGTGTTCCTGATAACAACCAAATTTTGTCAATTGTTTTAGCAAAATCATTAACTAATTTTGTTCTTTGTGCTTGAGAGTTACTAACTGCGTGAGCTTCATCTAAAATTACTAATTCAAAGTTTGATTGTAATATTAATGAAGTGTGTCTTTCTTTTTTATCGTTATTGTGAAAATTTTTAAGGATATCATAATTTACAATAACAAAATCGTGTTCAGTTGAATAGTTTTTACCATCACATATAAAAACACTTCTATCTGTATAATTTTGAATTTCCCTCATCCAATTTATTTTTAAAGATGCTGGACAAACAATTAAAATTTTCTTAGCACCTGTTTCTAATGCGGCAATAATTGTTGAGGTAGTTTTACCTAACCCCATATCATCCGCCAAAATAAACTTTTTACACCCTACTAATTTTTCTATTGCTTCTTTTTGATGTTGTAGTGGAGGTCTGTGACCGTACTTGGAGTAGTCTATTTCAACTTTCTCAACCTTGTGGGTTTTAATTACGGCACCCTTTGGTAACCAAAATTCGTGTAAATCCTCATTCTCAAATATTTTACCCCAAATATGGTAGGACTTATCTTTCTCAACTAATAACTTTTCAATCCAAACTTGTTCAGGTATTTTAGTGTATAGTTTTTCGTCGGCAATTTTTTTAGCAAAGTATGGGTCTAAGTCAACCCATTTTTTTGCAATCTTTGGAACAACATTATGAAAATTAACAATGTATTCTGACTGAGCCCTTGTTGGGTAGAATTTTTTATTTAATTCTTGTTGTCTTTTTAATCTAAGTAGATAATTGTTTGCACCAGAATACGACTCAAGAATATTGAGTGCCTTTTGTTCTAATAATTGACTTATTTCTCGGTTGTTATTTTCCAAAGTACATTATTTATGTAATGATAATAAATTTTTAGATATTTATCAATATGAGTCAAAATAAAGTGCCAATTACAAGATTAGGAAAGTTCTTTGGAGCTGAAGACTACGCATTGGATGTTGAGATGGGTAGAGAGTGGTTAGAAGGTGATATGAACTTTACATTAGTTTTATATAGAGTTGATAGATATAAAACTAAAACAGACGATGTTTATGGGGAAACAGTATCTGACGGTATTAAGTTTAGAACTCCTGTTGAGTTTAAAGCCTTCGTTCAAGTTATGGCACCTGAGAATAAAAACTTAGGTAATTCTAAAATTGAACAGTTTGAACCTGGTAATGTTAGAATATCTGTATATCAATCTCATTTAGAAGAATTGGATATTGATATTGAATATGGTGATTATATTGGATACTACGAAACCGAGACAAGAGTTAGATACTATGTTGTGGCTAATGATGGTAGGGTTGTGTCTGATAATAAACATACTTACGGTGGTTATAAACCATTTTATAGGACAATTATTGCAACACCTGTAAGTGAAAATGAATTTAGAGGTTTATAATGAAAATAATAATTAGCGAAAGACAAAAAAATTTAATAATGGAAACTGTCACAAATAATGAAGTAATTTGTGACGAGTGTGGTTGGTCTTGGGATTTATCTGAAGGAGGGGACGACCCATATATTTGTCATAAATGTGGTCACAATAATTCTGAAGAGGACTTTAAAGGATTAAGAGTTATGGTTTACTATAATTTACACAAACATACGTTTTCAGTCACATATAAGTCAAAAGTTATTCTTCACGCCGATTATGTTAAATTAACAGATGTTGAGTTTAGAGTTAGACAAGGTGGTAAAGATAAAGTTAGAAGTGAAAAAAGTAAGAATGTTCACGCATTTGTTATTGGTACTTTGGTTGATTATTGTCAATACCCTTGTGAAAATATTCCTGAAGAGGCTAACGATAATGTAGTCACATACAATCCTTACAAATACGATAGTTTTGTTTATAAATCAAATGAGAAGCCAGTATACACTGCAAAAGAAGTTGATATGATAAACAAAAAAAATAAATTATTTGTAATTAATGAAATAAGAAAGTAATGGGATTTCCTAAAAAAATAAAAAAAGATATTAGTTTAACACCTCACAGAACTTTATATCCAAGAAGAGTTGAGTTGTTAGATAAGATAAATGAAAACGGTACATTTTTACCTAAGTCTATTTTGCACGCCGATTTAGATAGAGGATTTTTAGATTTTGTTAAAAACGATTTAAGAGTAGTTTCTGAAGGAAAAGTTATTCCTAATATTGATATTATAATCACAACACAAAATTGGGCTCAGTTTACTCAAACTTGGAATTTCCAAGATTTAGATAAAAACGTATCCCCACCATTCATTAGTGTTATTAGAGCCCCCGAAATAAAATACGGTTCTAATCCATCCCTACTTTATACAATACCAAATAGAAGACAATATTATTATGCGTCAGTTCCTAGTTTTGACGGAGATAGAATAAATGTTGACGTATATAAAATACCTCAACCTGTTCCTGTTGATATAAAGTATTCTGTAAAAATAATTTGTAATAGAATGAGAGAATTGAACTCGTTAAATAAAACTATATTACAAAAATTTTCTTCAAGACAAGCCTACACAAATATTAAAGGTCATTACATTCCAATTATTATGGATAATGTTTCAGATGAATCTGTAATGGATATTGAAAAAAGAAAATATTATATCCAAAGTTATGATTTTACAATGTTAGGATTTTTAATAGATGAAGATGAGTTTGAAGTTAAACCTGGTGTTGAAAGGGTATTCCAAATATACGAAGTTCAAGAAGGTGGTAACAAAAAGAAAAAAAGACCAGCTTTAGAGAACCCAAAAAATTATCCTGTGGTTATAGAATTTGTTGATGAGAACTCATTAGTTGTACAAAGATTTTACGATACTGTTGATTTAACATTAATTAAAACTAATAATGTCAAAAACTATGATGTTTATATTGATAATGAATACTATGGTAGGAATCCTACTAAAATACAAGTAAACGGAAATGATGTTGTTAAGTTTGAAATTGAAAAAGAATTTACAAATCAAACATCAACAATAACGTTTGAAGCTACCTTAGTTTAACTTTCTCCGTAGATATCCTTCTTTTCTTTACAAGTTTCGATTATTAAGTTCTCAATAAACTTATAAATTTTAATACCTCTCTTATCACAGTACCTTTTTAGGATATCGTGTGATTCCACCGAAATTTTAAGATTTTTAATCTTTTTGATTGGCTCTTTCATATTAATAAGTAGAAAAAAGGCAGAAAAAAGTCTGCCAGAATATAAATATGTTTTCAAAAGTAAAGTTTTTTCATCTAAAAACGAATATTTATGAATAAATAAAACTGAACAGAAATTTAAAAAATAATGGCAACAAACAGTAAAGTATTCGTGTCACCAGGTGTGTACACTTCTGAAAGAGACTTAAGCTTTGTAGCTCAGAGTGTTGGGGTAACAACTTTAGGTATTGTAGGTGAGACTTTAAGAGGTCCTGCATTTGAACCTATCTTTATTACGAACTATGACGAGTTCCAAGCTTATTTTGGGGGAACTAACCCTGAGAAATTTATAAACACACAAATTCCAAAATACGAGGCATCGTATATTGCAAAATCATACCTTCAACAATCAAATCAATTGTTTGTAACAAGAGTATTAGGTTTATCAGGATATGATGCGGGTCCATCTTGGTCAATTCAAACAATTGCCAACGTTGACCCAACTACGGTTCATTTTGATGAAATTTGTAGCGGAACTCCAAACTATACCGCAAACACTTGTGATATTAATTGTACTGCACAGACTGTTAGTTTCGATGTTACATTTACTGGTTGTTCAAACCAAGATGGTTCAATAACTTTCTTAACTAATTTCCCTGAAGAAATACAAAATATATTAACAAATGAATATACTCAATTTGATGGAGGAACATCTTCATTGTCTCAAGACATTAAAGACCAATTATTAGGTATATTTGCACAACCAAGTTTAAGTGCGTCTTCAATCAATTATTGGGGTACAATTCCAAGTTATGATTATGATATCTTAAACCCTGTTTTCTCGGCAAACACTAACAACGTATTTGGTGTACCAAGTGTAGATTCTGCACAGACAGATTATACATCTTCATACAATGACCCTTGGTATTACGCGTTATTTAATAACTATTCAGGAAACAGTTATTCAGGTTATTCTTTTTGGACTGTTGTAACAGATTTAACATTGTTACCAAAAACAACAACTACTACAACAACTTCAGCACCAATAACAACAACAAGTACAACTCAAAATCCTTGTAACACAACTACTACAACAATTCCTGTAAGTACAACAACTACAACAATCCCAGATTGTTTCTCAGGAACTGTACACGGTAAGTTATATTACTACACAGGTACTTCTTATAGTAACTACAACAATTTAGTAGTTGCAACTTTACGTTCTAGAGGTTTATCTAATTATAATTCAACTCAAAAAGGACCTGATTATGAAGTTAGTCAATTAAGTGCGGTTACTTTAGATTTCAGTGGTAGTTATAGTGCGGTTACTAAAAATCCTTTTGCACCATTTGCGGTTAATGTAACTAATGATGATGGAAAAACATATGTGTTCAAAACTTCATTACAAAGTTCAGACTCAACTTATGTATCTAAAGTATTTGGATTAGGTAACTTCTCTAAACCAAGAACAGAGGTTCCATTATTTTTAGAAGAAAGATTCTCAAGTTTATTAAATTGGGCTTATAAAAAAGGTTACATTAGAGGTTTAAGACAATCTTTAGTAGCATTAAATTCTGCAAGAAGTGAGGAATTGGATAACATCGCATTTTATGTTGAAAAATACCAAACACCTGAATCTCCTTGGTTAGTTTCTGAATTAAGAGGTAGTCAAGTTTATAAATTATTTAAATTTATATCAATTGCTGACGGTAACAGTGCTAACGACCAATTAAAAATATCAATAGCAAATATTTCATTTAACAATTCAACATTCGATGTTATTGTTCGTGATTTTTACGATACTGATGATGCACCTGTAGTACTTGAAAAGTTTACAAACTGTTCTATGGACCCAGGTCAAAACAATTTCGTAGCTAAAAAGATTGGTTCCCAAGATGGTGAATTTGCGTTAAACTCTAAATTTATAATGGTTGAGATTAATGAAGATGCACCTGTAGATTCACTACCTTGTGGTTATGAAGGATATAACTTTAGATTATACGATGGTGTTACTTCTCCATTCCCAATCTACAAAACTAAATATGATTTCCCTGGCGAGGTGGTTTATAACCCGCCATTTGGATATTCAACAGGTAATGATGACCCTGCAGTTTCTTCAGGAGATAACGTTAGACGTACTTATTTAGGTTTATCTACATCAATTGGATATGACTTAGATTTCTTCCAATATGTTGGTAAACAAAATTTAGGTACTATGTGTTCACCAGCTTTACAAAGTTGGCCATATATAACTAAAGGTTTCCATATGGATTCAGGAGCAACTGTAGTAACAATTCCTGATGGATATACGACTTCAGGTCAAACTGCATTTGCGGTTGGTTCGGCACCATTCAGTAGCGAACCTACAAATACAGATAGTCCATACTATAGACTATACTCTAGAAAATACACATTATTTGTGGCTGGAGGTTTCGATGGTTGGGATATCTATAGAGAATATAGAACAAACGGAGACAGATTCGTGTTAGGTCAATCAGGTTACTTGGCAGGAGCTTGTGCTGACGATAGATACACAAATGCAACAGGTAATGGTTTATTCTCAAGAATAACTGTAGGTGATGATTCAAATGATTGGGCAAACACTGACTACTACGCATATCTATTAGGTCAAAAAACATTCTCTAACCCTGAGGCGGTAAACATCAACGTGTTTGTAACACCAGGTATTGATTATGTTAACAATAGTAACTTAATTGAAGCGGCGGTTGATATGGTTGAAAATGATAGAGCAGACTCGTTATACGTTTGTACAACACCTGACTTTAATATGTTTGTACCTACAACTACAAACCAAGAAGATTTCATCTACCCAACTGAAGCGGTTGATAACTTGGAACAAACAGGTATTGACTCTAACTACACCGCAACTTACTACCCTTGGGTATTAACTCGTGATACTGTTAATAACACTCAGATTTACATTCCAGCAACTGCTGAAGTGACAAGAAACTTAGCGTTAACAGATAATATCGCATTCCCTTGGTTCGCATCAGCGGGTTACACAAGAGGTTTAGTAAACGCAATCAAAGCGAGACGTAAACTGACTCAAGAAGATAGAGATACTCTTTATGTTGGTAGAATTAACCCAATTGCAACCTTCTCAGATGTGGGAACTGTAATTTGGGGTAACAAAACTTTACAAGTTAGAGAATCTGCACTTGACAGAATCAACGTAAGAAGATTATTGTTACAAGCTCGTAAATTAATTTCAGCAGTAGCAGTAAGATTGTTATTTGAACAAAATGACGAGAAAGTAAGACAAGACTTCTTAGATTCAGTTAACCCTATCTTAGATGCAATCAGAAGAGACAGAGGTTTATACGATTTCCGTGTAACAGTTTCGTCTTCAACTGAAGATTTAGATAAAAACCAATTAGTAGGTAAGATTTATATCAAACCAACTAAAGCATTAGAATTCATCGATATTGAGTTCTTGATTACACCAACAGGTGCGTCATTTGACAATATCTAATACTTATAAATGGTGGGGAGTAATCCCCACCTTTAGCCTTTAAATTAAAATATGAAAAGAATAATAAACGAAGGATTTACTCAAGAAGGAACACCAGATTTAAAGTACTATGCTTTTGATTGGGACGATAACATCGTAACAATGCCGACTAGAATTATGTTAAAGGATAGTAACGGTGATGAAGTTGGGATGACCACTGAGGATTTTGCACAATATAGAACTCAAATTGGTAAAGAAGAGTTTGAGTATGATGGTAAAACTATTGTGGGTTTTGCGGAAAATCCATTTAGAAATTTTAGAACTGAAGGTGATAAATCATTTTTAGTTGATGCTATGTTAGCTAAAACAGGTCCCGCTTGGGATGATTTTGTGGAGGCAATTAATAACGGTTCGATTTTTTCGATAATAACTGCGAGGGGTCACAACCCAAACACTTTAAAAGAAGGAGTTTATAACTATATTATTTCAGGTTTCAACGGAATAGACAAAAAAGAACTTGTTAAAAATTTAAAAAAATTCAGAAATTTTGCAGATGAAGAGGATTTAAATGATATGGACTTAATTAAGACATATCTTGATTTATGTAGATTTTATCCTGTATCGTTTGGAACAGGTGCGGAAGCAAATCCTGAAGAGGAGAAAGTAAAAGCGTTAAAAGAGTTTATGAACTATATTAAAGGACTTTCTCACGAGTTAAACAAAAAGGCGTACCTTAAAAATAACGTGAAGAATTTCTTTTTACCAACAATAGGTTTTTCAGATGATGATGTTAGAAATGTAGAAGCGATTAAGAAACATTTTGAGGGTGACCCAGATAACATTATTCAAACATATTCTACATCTGGAGGCAAAAAAATTAAATATTAATAAGAAATTAAATAATTTATAATAATTAACTAGTTATAAGTAATTCTAGTATAAGAGTAAAAAATAAAAAACAAAAAGTAAATACAAGAATTTTGAAGTTTGGAGTATTTATATAATATAAAATAAAAAAAAATTTAAAAAGAAAATATTATGGCTGATTTATTGATGAAAATGCCGATACCGTATGAACCAAAAAGAATGAACCGATTCATTCTTAGGTTTCCATCTACATTAGGTATTAACGAATGGTTCGTAGAATCAACTTCTAGACCACACATTAAAATTAATTCTACTGAAATTCAATTCTTAAATACGTCAACATATGTTGCAGGTAGATTTACTTGGGACCCAATTAGTGTTAAATTTAGAGACCCTATTGGACCTTCAGCTGCTCAGGCTCTTATGGAATGGGTTCGTCTACACGCAGAATCAGTTACAGGTCGTATGGGTTATGCTGCAGGTTACAAGAAAAATGTTGACCTTGAAATGTTAGACCCAACAGGAGTAGTTGTTGAGAAATGGATTTTAGAAGGTACTTTCTTAACTGACGTGAGTTTTGGAGAGTTAGCTTATTCTAATGATGGTATCGCTCAAATTACCGCACAACTTCGTATGGACAGATGTATCTTGGTATACTAATACTATTGATAAAAAAAACACTTTAATTATATTTAACCGTAGGGACTCTATAAACTCTCTACGGTTATTTTTTTATTATGGATACAACACAACAATACGCTCAACAAAATTTTAGTTTACCACACGATGTGGTAAAATTACCTTCAGGTGGATTATTTTACAAATCAAAGAAAAAATCAATTAAGGTTGGTTATTTAACCGCCGCTGACGAAAATTTACTATTGGCAGGTTCTGATATGCCTAAAGATGGTATTATTATGTCTTTATTGAGAAGTAAAATTTACGAACCTGATATTAGACCTGATGAATTACTACAAGGTGACATTCAAGCGATATTAATTTTTTTAAGAAATACCGCATTTGGCACTGAATACACATTAACTATAAATGACCCTGAAACTGGTAAACCGTTTGAATCCACAATTAGTTTAGAAGAATTGTTTATTAGAAAAACGGATGTTCAACCAAATGAAGACGGTACATTTACAACAATATTACCAAAATCTAACTTAAGTGTTAAACTAAAACCTTTATCTTACGGTGAATTAAATGAATTAGACAAAATGGCTGAATCATATCCTGCAGGTAGAGTTGCGCCAAAACAAACTTGGAAGTTAAATAAAATGGTTGTTGAGGTTGATGGGAATAGAGATTCGGGACATATTGTACAAGTAGTAGAATCGTTACCAATCGCAGATGCAAAATATATAAGAAGATTTATTGAAGAAAATGAACCTTCGTTAGACTTAACAAAAAAAATATTCGCCCCGTCAGGAAAAGAGCTCACCATTGGTGTAAGCTTTGGGGTGGAGTTTTTTCGGCCTTTCTTCTAATTACCGAGAAGTACAATCTTGGGAATATTTTATCTGTACAAGACACTTAAATGTTTCTTATACAGATTTTATGAATATGCCAATCTACCTAAGAAGATATATCATTGACCAACTAGTTAAGGAAAAAAATCCTGATGAAAACTAATGTGTTGGTATTTATATAATAAATAAAACAACACTATGCTATTTCAACAAACACCACCTGCAGATGACGCAGGTAAAACCACCAAAGACTCGTTCAAGTTAGGGGAAACACTTGCTGGAGCGGTAGATGTTTTAGGTGTTTTTAATTCAAATATATTAATATCAAAAACTAGTTTAGAGTCGGTATTATCCACATTTGAAAAAATGGAAGACCAAGTAGGTCGTTTAGCAACTACTTTTGGTGGTACAAGAGACTTATCCCAATCAATTAAAGAAGCGATAGCAGGAGCTATTCCAAGTGTTACAGAACTTGGAGGGGGGATTCAGAATGTTTTAGACATCCAAAAAGGTGTTGTTTCCGCTTTAGATACCCAAGTTATTTTATCAAAAGATGCGTACGCTGAGTTATTTGCCGTAGGTGAATTAGTTAGTGATGGAACCAAGACTTCATCACAAACTGCTGAAGAAATGACCCGAAAATTTGTTGACGCAGGTTATGGTCTGTATAACATAGGTGGTGAAATGACTAAAGTATTAAATACCGCTAGAGAAGTCGGTGTTAGTGCGTCTGCAACTTACACTCAATTAAGTAAGAGTATTGACAAATTAGCCCTTTATAATTTTGAAAATGGTGTTGAGGGTATGGCTAAAATGGCTGCACAAGCCGCTGGGTTAAGAATTGATATGTCAAAAACATTGGCCTTTGCGGACAAATTATTTGACCCTGAAGCCGCTATTGACACTGCTGCGTCATTCCAAAGATTAGGAGTACAGGTACAATCTTTACTTGACCCATATAAATTAATGGATATGGCGAGAAACGACCCTGCTAAATTACAAGAGTCTATTATTGAGGCAACCAAATCATTAGTTTATTTTGATGAGAAAAATCAAAAAATGTCTATTTTACCTGGTGCCCAAGGACAGATGAGAGAATTAGCTAAAGTTATGGGACTTATGCCTGATGAATTAGCTAAAATGGCAATGAATGCGGGTGATTTAGATAGAAAATTAAAAGAGATTAGATTCCCTACTGATTTTGCTAACGAAAAAGACAAACAAATGTTGGCTAATATGGCACAACTAAGTGGTGGTACTTATGTTGTTACTTTTGATGAAACAGTTAAAGACGAACAGGGTAATGAAATGACAAGGTCTGTTACAAAGGCGGTTAGTGACTTAACTGAGTCTAACAGAAAGGACATTGAAAAAATGAATGAGCCCGCCAAAAGTGCTATCGATTTACAAAAAATTGCGAATGGTCACTTAAGGAATATGGATAACGCTTTAAAAGCGAGAAAAGGTGTTGTACCACAACAAATTGCTGCGTCAAATGCTATTGATAGAACTTTAAAAGTTGCGGAAGAGAAACAAAGTAAAGTTGTTGAAAGTTTTAATAAACCACTTGGTTTAGAAAGAAATGAACAGGGGGTTTTAACTAATGACGCTTTAAGAGAAAATGTTAGACAATATGAAAGTGTCTTAACTTCAAACCTAAAGTCGATTTTTGAGGGGACTAAGACTAGTGAACAAGGATTTGCGGATATTGCTAAGGAATTTAAAACAGGGATGGGTGAAACATTACAAAAATTAATAGAAGCCCCTAAAGAATTTTTAACACCTGAACAATATGATAGAATGATGAATCAAATTGGTACGTTAACAACTGCCACAGGAATTAATACTCAAACAAATCAACAACAAAATAACCCAACATTTACCACACCAGCACCATTAACTCCTCCAACAAGGTTAACACCTGGAACTTCGTTATCGTTACCTGGAACACAACAACCTACAAGTGTACCACCTAATACTGCTGCACAACAACAAACACCTACAAACAGTGAACTTACAGTTAATATAAATGTAAATCCTAAAGATTTACAAAATAGTGTGTTAGATGCACTTAGAACAAGTAATGTGTCTGACAAAATTGCCGATATGGTTGCTAAAGCTGAAAAAGACAGAAACACTATAAGAGGTGGTTCTCGACCTAGCGTTGCGATTAGAGCGGGAAGATAAAAAATAAAGTTAAATCTATTTATTAGTAAAAATATAAATGCCAAGTACTTTAACATTTCCATCAACCGCAGGGTTTAGAGATAAATTATTATCAAGAAATTTATCACCATACACTGTGCCTGGTAGTTACGTATCACAATCACAGAGTAGTATTGTTCACGAAGTAATATTACGAGATGAGGGTATTTTTAATTCTGATGACAATTTAATTGCTGATGACCCATTCGCCGATTTATTATACCCATTAAACGCCTACGGTCCTAATGGTGGTTATAATAAAAATATTAACGTTGGAGGATTATCAAACACTGTTTCTAATTTAGGTCCTTATGATTTTATGGATGCTAAGTTACCACAACTTAGTGCACCTTTTGAATTAACAATACCAACTCAAAACAAGTATTCTTCCCAAAACCCAATACAACTTGTATCAATAAATAACATACAATCTGTACCTACATTTATACAATACTCAGACCCACTAAGTTTTATACCGTCAACCTATAGTCCGTATCAAATTTTAATGGATTCAAACCCACAAGGTAGTGACGGTACATTATCTCAGGATTCATATATTACTCAATTAGGTGCTAGTAGTCTAAAAAAATTATTAAAAGATAGGGCGTCTACCGTAACGGTTAATACTCTACAAAATCAGAACGCAAATATTAACCAAGGTATATTCGCACAAGCCACAGATTTATTAAGAGGTAATACTAATCTTTTAAATACAACTGCTAAGATAACCATAACTAATGGTCCTGATGATATTAATGGTAATTTTATCCAAAGAATCTCAGGTTCATATAGTCCAACATCTCCAATTCCTGGTGATTACTTTCAAGATGAACTTAACTCTAGATACCCTGCCGTTGTAGGTCAAATTGGTAACGCATTAAATGTTAGTAGTATCTTAGGTCCAATACAACAATACTTGGGTCCTAAAGTTATTAGAACTAAAAGCCCATCTGAAAGATTACTATTAAACACTGGCTCAGGAACATCTTCAGCGTTATTTAGAAGTTTAAATTATAATAAGTACAAACCAAATTATAGAAGAAATTTATTACAAGACGTAGCTCAAGGTGTTATTAATGTTTTAGGTGTGGCACCAAACATTGACGTACCTACAAATTACTACGTAGGTTCATCAGTTCAAGACCCTACATATATTTCATCCCCACTTGGTGAGGTTCCTTACGATAGTTTAGGTAGAGATACCCAAGCGATTGTTTATGGACCTACAGATATGTCAAAACTATTTGAAAACAATGCCGCTAACAATTTAAAAATTGGATTTAATAGTGGTTCGTTTACTGATGGTTTTGGTGTTGGTGACGGTTTAGTTTGGACTTCTCCAAAATATAATAATGCTGGTTATAGAGCGTTAATTGGCGGTGACCAAGGAAGTGAAGGACCATCATTTAATGAAGTTAAATCTAAAATAGATTCTATTTTAAGTAATGATTATACGTTTACGGAAGATAGTATATTAAGTAATACCCAAAGATTAGTTGACTCAACACCAAGAGGTAGTAAAAGATTATCACACGTTGGTAATGCAATTAACCAATTAAGTAAAGTTTTTAACGATGGTTATAAAGAAATTACTAAAGGTTCAAAAGTTGTTTCTTATGTCGATACAAACGGTGTTGTTGTTGGTAATGAATATTGTAGAATTTTTACTAAGGATACTCCATACTTAACTTTTGACGATTTACAAAAAACAGACGGTAATCATAGAAAATTTACATATTCTGTTTTAGATAACACTTATAACTTAAACATTGCTCCTTTTAAAAATCCTGGCTCGTCAAATATTGTTGATGGTAAAGTTAAAAAGTATATGTTCTCAATCGAGAATTTGGCTTGGAGAACTTCAAATAGACCTGGATTTACTTACGATGAATTACCTGAATGTGAGAAAGGACCTAATGGAGGTAGAATTATGTGGTTCCCACCATATAACATTACTTTCAATGAAAGTGTTAGTCCACATTTCTCTGAAAATAATTTCTTAGGTAGACCTGAGCCAATATATACATACCAAAATACTAAAAGAAGTGGTAGTTTAAGTTGGTCAATTATTGTTGACCATCCATCTGTATTAAATTTAATTGTAAATAAACAATTAAAAAATATCGCTCCTCAAGAAATGAATAGAATCATAGATTCATTTTTTGCGGGTTGTTTAAAATATGATATCTATGAATTAGCAAGAAGATGGAATACTTTTAGTAAAAGTGACCTATTTGAATTACAACAAATCATTAGCCAACCAAGAGTCACTCAAGAAGATTTTAAACAAATTACTAATGAGTTTCCAGTGGTTACCGCTCAAACTACTTCGTCAGTAACTACCCCACAACCCGATTTAAACCCGTATAAAGGTATAGGGTATTATTTTGATAATGATATTCCTGACCCAAACACAACAAATACTGTTTCAACAACTTCATATGACGCAACGTATAACACATACACATCACCATCAACATTACAAAGATACCAAAATAATGCGGCGACTAATGATAACAAACTATCAATAGAACAATTCTTTAAAAATGTTATTCAAGGCAATTTTGAAAAGAATAAGGAAATGGTTAACCAAATTCAAAAAATATTTGAAAGTAATAGAACCACAGATGGTAAAGGTACTACCGCAACAATAAAAATTGTTTTAGCTGGTAGTGCTTCAGCACCAAACACAAAAGCTTATAATAAAATATTATCACAAAGAAGAGTTGATTCGGTTATTAAATACTTACGTAAAGTTAATGGTGGGGTTTTAGCAAATTATCTAGATAATCAAAAACTTATTGTTACACAAAATTTCTTAGGTGAAGAGGCGGTTGTTATAACAAAAGATGGAACAGGAAAACCTGTCGGACCAAATGCGGGTTATACTTGTACGGATTCTGATACTAATAAAACACAGTACGATAAAATATACTCTCCAAATGCAATGGCTTGTAGAAGGGTTGTTATCGAAGATATAACAGTAGATTCAATACCTAATACCCCAATAACCACTAATAATAATACTACATCGAACCAACCTAACAATGAGAATGGGGCTCCTTTTGTTGGAGCAACACCAGTTCCACCTACAATTACAACTACTCAAAAAATTAAAGATGGTATTAGTAAAAAAATATTAAGAAATTTATTATCTGAATGTGATTATTTTGAAATGGTTGAACAAACTAACCCAATGTTTTACGATTCAATCAAACAACAAATTAAATATTTTAGCCCAACATTCCATTCAATTACTCCTGAAGGATTGAACTCTAGATTAACTTTCTTACAACAATGTATGAGACCTGGAGATACAATACCTGTAATAGGTACTGATGGTAAACCAAAATATAACAGTTCGGTTAATACAAGTTTTGGAGCACCACCTGTACTTGTTTTAAGAGTTGGAGATTTTTATCATACCAAAATAATACCAACAGGATTACAGATTTCTTATGACCCATTAGTCTTTGATATGAACCCTGAAGGTATCGGTGTTCAACCAATGATTGCTAAAATTAGTTTAAACTTTAACTTTGTCGGTGGACAAGGACTAAAAGAACCAATTGATAAATTACAAAACGCATTGTCTTTCAACTATTATGGTAATACTGAAATGTATGATGACAGAGCGGATGCAACTGATGATTCATATAAGAAAATAGATGAGGCTTTAGTTAAGGCAATACTTGATGATTCTCCTATTGTCGGAATTAATAACCTTCAAAATAGTATTCCAAACGAAGGTGGGGACACTATTGGAACTATTTTAGATAAAGTGGAATCTGATGCGGGAACTAGTGGTTCTACTAGTTATGAGAAAATAATGGATTCTATTATTCCTCAGGGTCAAAGTTATATGGATTCTGCGGTTAATAAAACTGAACAAATAATCAAAGACTTTAACTTACCTGTATTACAATTATTTAGTAGTGAGGTAAATTACTCTAAAGGTAAAACTCGAGAATTTACAACACCTAAAGATTTAGAAATTTATGGTAAACCTGAAAATGTTGAAAAAAGAATTAATGAGTTATTTGATAAAGTAGTTAATGATATTAATAGTGTTAATAGTGAGAACGATAGTGGTTTTGATGTGATAAGAGAATTATATTATCAGAAGTTTAGTAATACCGTTATGAGAAAAGTTAAATCTCAAATGGTTAACCAAGTTAATTTGGCAAGACAAACTATGATAACATCACTAACTTCAGTTAATCAAGAGATTACAACTAACCAACAGAATTTGGTTAAAACTTTTAGAAAGTTAGATGTTATTGACACTAAGACTGATGGTTACATTAAAAGTGACCAAAATGTAATGGCGTATAATTTAAGTGCCACTACAGAAGTACAGGCGGGTTCACAACAAACTAATACATATGACGAATTAGTATTTGACTACAATTCTGCCGTTGATTTATTATATTCTTTTTATACTGATTTTAAATCTGGGGGTTTTGTCGGGACTAAAGTTGATTTAGATGATATTAAACTTTTAAAACCTAATGGATTTGGTACTAATTCAGAAGTTTGGGCGGATGCAGAAAAAAGATTCTACACCGCTATGAGTAAAGTTGTATTAGATAAAAATACTTACCAATCCTTTAGCGGAGCGGTAATAACTCCTGACATTGTTGATGTACAATCAGGAGGACCAACATTAGGTTCTAAATTTAACCAACTGTTTAGTAATAGAATCAATAATTTCTATAAAACTGAACACGAAGCTGAAATAAAATCAATCGGTGATTTTAAAGCAACTGTTTATGAGTCACCTCAAACTAAAAAATATAAACCTTGGACACCATTTAAAGACAAGAAAGTTAGGAAGTTTACATTTACAAATTATGTTGCAACTACCCAAACACAGTCTACACAAATTCAAAACTTGTATAAGAATGGTAACTCAAATACGGATGTTAAAACATTTAACGGAAAAAATAAATTTAACTAATGGCTGATTTATATTTCGATAGATATTATAATTTTTTGATTAACGGTCAACAGACCGTTGTGCCTTTTGTTAAGTTACCTTCAAAATCTACCGATAAAAGATATTTTTATAAAACGGGAGTTAGTAGATTGGACAAAATAAGTCAAGAATATTATGGTAGTCCTTTTTTTGGGTGGGTAATAATGCTTGCTAATCCTCAGTATGGTGGTTTAGAATGGAATATTCCTGATAACGGAATATTAACAATACCATTTCCATTAATTGCATCAGTCCAAGATTATGAAGCCGCATTAAATAATTATTTCTTCTATTATGGTAGGTAACAATAATGAAAATATATTGGTAGAATTTGACTATCAAAATATAGTTTTGGTAGACCCAAATAAAACTATAGATGGTCAAGGTAATGTTAAAGAAAGACTTCTTAGACACGAAGACTTAGTTTATTATGCGAATTTGGAATGTACTCTATTTCCAAGAACTAGATTAGCTGCGGGACCTAACGGATACTTTAATAATGAAAAAGTATCAATCGCTTCGGTTAATTTCTTAAAGCCAGGAAATAAAGAATTTTTAACTAATGATTATCTTGATGAACTAACAGGGTTAGATAGCATCAATGGTAAAGGTACAAATCAAATACAAAAAAACCTTGAGAAAGATGATAAGAATCGAGAAATATTCTTATCACAAACTGTTAAAAATAATGTTGATACCGAACTTTTGGGTATTACTCAAATCTCTATAGATACTAATTTAAATCTATTCCCTGAAGTTACAATTCAAATGGAAGACGTTAGAGGACGTGCTTTGTTTGAAAAGGGGGAGAATTCACCATACGCGGTATTCTTCAATTATCCTTACCCAATGTTCTTTTTAACCATTAAAGGATATCTTGGTAAAGCCGTTAAGTATCAATTAGCATTAAGAAATTTTAACGCAACATTTGATACAGGTTCTGGTAATTTTAAAATTACAGTTAAATTTTACGCTTATAAATTCAATGTTCTAACACAAATACCTATGAAGTACTTACAGGCACTTCCGTATATGTATAGAACTAACTACAATATTAGTCCCGCTAATAATACAGGTGTAACACCAGCTCCGACAGGACCGCAAGGAGTTACGACAATACCAACTTCAAAAGGAAGACAAAAAATTAAAGAAGTTTATTCTGAATATAAAAATAAAGGTTTAATTGATTCTGATTTCCCTGAGATAACTTTAACCGAATTAACGGAAAGATTAAAAAAACTTGAAACTTATATTTCAGAAACTTTTACTAAAGCGGATTTAACGCCATTAACTGATGTTGAAAATTTCAGAGATACTTTAAATAAGTACGAACAAGAAATATTGTTATGGAGAGGCGAGTCTTGGTTTTACAAATATATGGATACTACCGCGCCTTATTTTATAACAGATAAGGGTGGTACTAATATATACACATATAAAAAAGAAATACGACAAGGAGGTGTTAATAATCCTAATGTTGGTACTGCACAAAGTGATTTATTAAGAATAATTTCAAAATACAATAACTTATTAAAAGAGAATAAAACTTTTGGTGAAAATGGTAAGTACGTTATTGGAAAAAAAGAAACTGTTTCACAAATAGATGTTTGGTCTACAATTAAACCTGAAACCATTAGTGGAATGACAGTTAATCCAAATTCTATTGATTATAACAAATCATATGTGTTACAATTTAATAAAACACCAACAACAACTGAGTTAGAACAATTTAAAACTAAATTACAACCTATTTTTAATTCTGTCACTTTTGACAAGGATGGTAACACCGTAAATAATTGGTTCTACTTTGAAGGTGAAGGGTCATTTAGTAAATTAATACAGTTGGCCCAAAATGATTTGAATACCAAATCACAAGAGATTCAACAAAAACTTGCGGATATATTATCAAGTAGATTAGCGGCTAAAGATGGTGGTTTAGGTTTTAAACCGACTATTAAAAATATTTTAGCGGTTCTATTATCTAATGCTGAAGCATTCCTAAGATTAATGGATGATGTCCATCAAAATGCTTGGGAGGTTAGAGAAGATAAAAATAGAGTTAATGCGGTTCTTGGAAATGACAGGTCAACTCCTTCTACCGATTCTAAAGACTCGACTCAAACTGATAGCGGTAATTTAATTCCTATTTACCCTTGGCCTCAATACTTTGTTGAAACCAATAACGATAAAGGAGAAAAATTTGAATTAACATATCCTGGTGACCCAAAAGTAATATCAAAAACTAAAGGTTTTTTATATGATGTTTGGCCTGAGATTGAATTTGTTGAAGAATTTTTAAAAGGGTATACCCAAAGAAAAAACCCTTTACCTGATTACGGTCCATTACAAAACACTGCTCAAGATATTAATAGGGTTTCATTATACGCATTAGATTTCCCCACTGGTAATAATATATTTGGAAACAAACAAGAGGCTAAATTCTTATACGAAATGTATGAGAGAGTATTATTGTCATCTAGTTACCAAAGATACTTTAAACCAGGTTCTGAAAATCAAATCGCGGATGTAATTGCTGAGTCTGAATTTTTAAATATTAAAAATTCTTTAGAGAATGACAGTCCTTACTTAGTTGGTAAGTTAAAACAATATGGTTTAAATTCAAATAACATTGTTCCTTTCTTGGCTCACATATCTAGTGGAGGTATTGGTGAAAGTTGGCAAAAATTCATTAGAGGTGAATTTGCAACACCATATATTCAACAAGAGGTTGACAATAGTTTTGTGATAACAGATACATCATTAATAACACCAGGTAATACAGTAGTTAAACCTGTACCTACACAAATAGAAAAATTAAAAACCTATTTAAAAAGTACTCAAACAAACACTTTTCAATTTGTTGACACTTTCCCGTATAACTCTTCGGATTGGTATTTGGGTAATTTATCTAAAGGGGCATCAAGTAATTTAGATGTGTTTAATACTACAAATACATTATTTGTTAACGGTGATAAAAAAATGATAACTAATTTTGATACCGCTAGTAGTAAGAAAGAAATTAGACCAATAACTAATTTTAACTTTTATAATGTTGCAACTCCAGAACCTGCGGCAGGTTTGGCGGCGTTTTATAATACAAGAACTAATGAAAAACAATTACCTACTGAAGGTAATTTAAAATATACTGATTATAGTGGTAACGTAACTGCAAATCAAACAACATCAATGTTAAACACTCCTTACTTTATTAATTCAATACAAGAAGGAGTTAAAGACTTCTTAACAGGTAGTACAACACCATTTAAAAGTTCTGCGTTTTTATTCTTGAATAGTTTACCTTTAGCCACCCTTAGAGAAAAGTATAAAACATATAATGGAACCTCAACAACCGATTTAGATTATATTTTTGCCACATTTAAAAAATTTGGAGCAATTCATAGAATACCATACGCTTGGGTTTTAAAATACGGTTCTATTTGGCATAGATACAAAACCTGGGTTGAAACTGGTACTGACATATTATCCAATGTTTTGACTGATTTCCAATCTACATATAATTTTGACCCTATTACTAATAATCCTGCTAAAACTTATAATTTAGTTATTAACGGTAATAACCAAGCAATTACATTACAAAATACTACACTAGTTGGGTCTGATACTCTAACTAATATGAATATTGGATTCTATCCACAATTAATAAATGACTTCTCAACATTCTATAGAGGGTATGATGTGTTTAGTGCCTATACTGATTCGGTGATACAATCAAAACTATCATCACCTAACGGTTTTACGTTAATTTTAAATTCTGATTCGGTTATTGATAAAAATAAAGGTTATGATGATAATGATGCCACTGATATATTACAAGTTAAACCTTGGAGTTGTGTTCTTAACGAAGATTCTAAAAATTTAAGTTATGTGGTACCTTCTTTTGGTACAAGTAGTGTTAATCAAATTAACGGTGAATGTTTTAATAACAATAATAAATTAATTCAACCAGTTAAGTTTAACCCTGCAGTATTTAACGGTTCGGTGAGAACTTTTTGGTCATTACCTAACTATGGATATTTTGATACTAATAAAATTGATATACCAACTCCTGAACAATACTTCAAACAGATATTAACAGGTGAGACACAACAACAGTCATTTTTATTAGGTAACGCAACTGCCTATACTTCTAATGAAGAAATTCTTTCAGTGTTTAACAGAGAAATTATGGATATAATGGAAGGAGAATTTTTAAAATTCACAAAATCATTATACGAATATTCTTCAGTTCAAGTTGGAAGTCAGGTTACTACTAAAATACAAGTAGATAAGTTGGCAATTAATAGTGACGGTATTTATAGAAATTTCCAATTATTGATGAGGGAGATGATGTCTATTGAA